TTAGTCTCCTTTGTACATCTTGACACAGAACGCCATAAACTTTTCCGTGACAGTGAAATAGTCAGCCAAGTCCCACAATGAGATATGGCCTTGTTTGACTGCATCGTCTAAATCACGCTCTGGGACAAGGTAATGCCCTGCCCAGACCATAGCCTTGTGCTCTGTCTTGTCCATGAATATACGATCGGCATAGCAATGACATACCGTAGCATTCCCGACAGATGTGAAATGATGTCCAAGTTCTTCTGCAAAAACTGAACGTCTTTCCGCGAGTGTTTCGATGTCTTTCGCAATCCCTATCATCTTGAGTCTACCGTCATCAATGTATATCCCTCGCAATGGATAGGGGAAGTCTGCGGGCTGTACGATGATATGCTCATTCTTTGCCAGTTCCATCATTTTCTTCATACTTCAGTTTCTGCTCTCTATAGAATTTCTCGACAGCTAATTGTAATTCTGGCGGTAACGACGTACCCTTCTCATTGTGTGCTGCGACAGTCATGTCGGTCCCCATGAGGTAGTCAGCAGACACTCCAAAGTAATCACTGAGGATACGGATACTCTTCCAACTCGGATTCGAGTCTGCTCTTTCGCATTTATTGATGGTCATCCAACTCAGTGGCGTCCCATGTCTCTCAAGGTCAGCCGCAAGTTCTCTCAAGCCTAATCCCTTGGCTTCTCGTAACATTTTGATGCGATTCATAAAAAATCCTCCTAACCCTGTTGACAACGATGGTTATACGACGTATAATAATACTTGTCAAGCGACAAGAGAGGTTGTCAACAACAATCATATAACGGTTTATATTATGATTGTACCATAGATAACTCCACTTGTCACAGAATTGCCTAGTTTCAAGGAGGAATTTTTATGGCAAACATTATCAACAAGTCGTTCAACGCTGCTGTATCCCCACAGGGTAAAGCAATGTGGGCGAAAATCAACTCTCGCGTTGACGAGTATGAGGGCAAGAAGAAATACAGCGTTGATGTTGTGTTCAACAAAGATGGCGAGCAGAAGATGCTCAAGATCATCAACGATGCACTCAACGAAGCCAAGAACAGTCCAGAGTACACTGGTAAGGTCTGGCGCAATGACACGGAGCGTCTTAGCTACCACAATGAAACCGACAAGGATGGCAACGAGACTGGTAATCTGATTTTCCATTTCCAGACCAAGGCTTACATGCGTGACCGTGAGACTGGAGAGGAAGTCCAGAAAATCATCCCTGTGTTCTCCAATGAAGAGAAACGCAAACTGAACAAGGACGAGTCCATCGGCAACGGTTCGATGGTTCGCATCAAGTTCACACCGAGTGCCTACTGGATGAACAAGTCATCCAATGGTATCAACCTTTATCTCTCGAAGATTGTCGTAGATAAATGGGTGAAGTTCGGCGGAGGTGATGATGACTTCAGTGAGTTCGGTATTGGTACAGATGATGCTTTCCTGTCCGAAGATGATATTCCTATCTGATTGATGATTGGGGAGCATGAGAAAAATCTTGTGCTCCCTTTTACTTTACCCAAAAGGAGAAACCATGAAGATTTACCATTTAGATTCATTTCAACTTCGTGCTGTAGCACTGGATGACGATATCTATTTCGTCGGAAAAGACCTTGCCAAAATCCTTGGATACAAGAATGAGCGCGATGCAATCCGTAATCATGTACGGAAACACAATAAAGAGACATGTGCTATCCCTGATGACCGTGGGGTATTGCAGCAGACCAATTGCATCTCCGTAGAAGGTGCATTGGAACTTATCAATACGTGCCGCAGTACACAGTGGGTTCCCATGGTACGTAACTGGTTTAACTCAAAAGTATTACCAGATGCCGTGAGATACCGTCAGGCACTCAGAGTTGAGGACGAATATAACTACTGGATGACTCCTGTATATACCTACAAGGACATCCTGAAGCGGCTCGACGTAAACACTAATGTGTTATCCGATTTCCTTATGAATCATAATTTCATGGACACAAACTTCCATTTGATGAACAAGGGGATTTTCATTGACAACCATAAGTTCACACGAGTTGGCTATGAGTTCATCAAAGAGATGATGAAAGCGGAGGGATTCAAGAAATGAACTATGAGCACCTTGCAATAGAACTCAAGGGAATGGCACAGATTGTCTATGCGATTGCCGAGTCTCCGTTTGAGAATCCAGAAGCATTAGTGTTCATCAGTGAACACCTTGATGCCATTGCAAAGATCGTGGAGGATGACGTGAAGAATGGACGAGTATAAAATTCTTAAGAAGAAAATCCTTGAGCTATCGAGAACCATTGACTCTCAGAATGATGCACTGAATCTCGCAGCAAAAGAGTACAGGAATGCAGCTCTATGCTCTAAGTGTAAAATGGAAAAGGTTTGCAGAAATGTAGATTTTCCAGAGTGTTATATTTCATGTGAAGATGTCATAAAGTGTCACTGGATGCATGATATGGAGTGAATATAAAATGGATATGGTATTTGCAAATCGACTCAAAGAGGTACGAGAGCGTTCTGGGATGAAGCGCAAGGAAGTCGCTGAGAAATTAGGGATTACCATGCAGGCTTATACGTGTTATGAATATGGCAGACGAGAGCCTAGACTCAGTAACCTCATTAAATTATCCAAAATCTTCGATATACCAGTTGATGTGTTATGTTCGCCTTATCCCGTAGACATGACAATCGACAGTTGCTCGGATTTCATCAATTCGATTGACGGTTGCGGCATCGAGAGAATGACTGATAATCCCAATAATTACCTTGTGACTATTCCGTATTCTCCTGAGTATTCCCTTGATTTAGTAATGCCAAGAGAAGATGTAATCTCTATGTGCCAGAGTGTAAACGGTTCTAAGACGGCATTTGTGAGGGCATTCAAGAATAGGTACTTAATGTGTGCAGCTAAATATGCCACTACAAACAAGGTTCTTTATTGGTAAGGAGGAAACATAAATGAATGACCTGGTAATTTCTGAGATTGCAAACGAGTGTGTGTTGGACAGCCGTAGAGTGGCAGAGATGATTGGTAAAACACATGCACATCTTTGCCGTGATATTGATGGATACATCGCCGTCATGAGTCAAAATCCAAAATTGGATTCTGATAAATTCTTCATCAAGCAGACCTATACGGCAGGCACAGGCAAGCAGTACAAGCGTTACGACATTACCAAGATGGGATGCGAGATGGTTGCCAATAAACTCACAGGACAGAAGGGTATCATGTTTACGGCAAAGTACGTAGAAATCTTCAATAAGATGGCAGAGCAAATCATTGAGGAGCGAACGGACTCCTATATGATTACCGATCCTGTAAAGCGTGCCAAGAAATGGATTGAAGAGGAGACGGAGCGCCAGAAGCTCCGCGCTGAGAATAAGGAGATGCTGCCGAAAGCACAGTTCTATGACACGGTTGCTAATACAGAGTCCTTGTTCTCCATGGCTGATGTTGCCAAAACATTAGATATGGGCATTGGACGCAACAAGCTCTTTGCATTTCTCCGTAACAAGGGTATCCTTGATAAGGACAATCACCCATATCAGAAATATGTCGATGCAGGATACTTGAGACTCGTTGAGGATCATTGCAAGGCAGGGGATAACGACGTTGTATACAAATGTACCTATGTCAAACAGAAGGGCATTGATTATATCCGTAAGATTCTCTTGAAGGAGCGTGAACTCAATGAAATCGTGGAGTGATTGCAATAAGCCACACAGGCTGACACTAGAATACATGAGGTCTCAGCATATCAATGGATTTACCAATGGTAGACCAACAAAGAGCTTCTTCAAACTCTACAATTTCTTCAAAAAGCAGCCATTGGAAGTCTTGAATCTGCTCCATGAATTCCTGGAGACGAAACCAAGAAAAAATATGAACATGTCACAGCTTTTCTATGAAGCTCGCAACTGGAACACGGGGACTAAGGTAGCCAAGATTACCAAGACAAACGAAACAGATTACTTTGCACTACTCAAGGAGATGTAATTTATGACAGACAATAAACTCAAACGATTCCAGATTATCATGAATAGACGCAGAAACATGAATGGTAGATTCAAAGAGATTGCTCCACACCATGCTAGGGAAAATCTCAAGGTGGTTGCTAAGAGGGTTGCCGAGGAAAATGCCAAGCACAAGAAGGAGAAGAAACATGAATAACGAGTATAAAGACATCATCAAGAAGTGCTTCCCAACCATGAGAGACGATGACCTTGAAGCGGTATTCGACGTAGCAAAGATTGCTGAGAAACGTTTCAACATGTGTGCCGATTTCCGCAGCGCTGTCGAGGAGCACCTTAAAGATAAGGGGTATTCAAAGAAAAAGCTCAAGGACTTCATAGAGCTGTATGATGCAGTGTTTGCCATTGGTAACTCAACTGGCGCAACCATGTTCGCCCTTGCTACCGATACTGTAAAAACAAACCATTTATTTGACTTCTAAGGGGTGGTGATTGTATTAAGCAGGGAATCATATTAGCCGCAGGACTGTTACTCTCCATGGCTTCACCGTTAGCAAACGCATCGGTATTGCATCCAGACTACGTGGAGAGCGTGGAAATTAAAGCAGTCCAAGAATTGGCACAGGACCAAACACGGATTGTCCAAGGGAATGTCAGTGCCTATACAGGGGGATACGTTATGGCAAATGGTGAACGCCCTCATGTAGGAGCCGTAGCAAACGATGTGTTGCCGTTCGGAACCGTTGTGAAAATCAATGGGCGAGAATACGTAGTCAAGGATCGTTTCGGTGGTAACTATGGCATTGAACGTTTTGATATCTACATGGACGATGAATCATCCTGTTGGGACTTTGGCAGACAGTATGTTGACGTAGAAATAGTAGGAGGAATCTGAATGGACGAAATCATTAAACTCTTTGGTGTAGCATATGGTGAGCATTTTCTTCTCAATGACCGTGGTGGCGAATTCTTCTTTACGCCAAGTGCATTGAAACGTGTATTTAATGGCGTGACAACGGATGACCCCAGAACGCTCATGGATATGCTTGCAAAGAGATGTACATTGGACGATGTGTATGACAACGTAGGCTATGGGGATGACTTCTGGTATATCGAGCACATCAATGGCAAAGACTACGTGCGCAAAGATGTATTTGACATTTACGATCCTGTATGTCTCTCGCTGTATAAGTCGAATAACGTGTTCAAGACCCAGAAAGCTGCATCGCGCAATATTGAGAGAGTCAAGAAAGAACTCAATGATTTCTACAATGATTCCGTAAGGGGCTATGGCGATGAGTAATATCATTTCATCGTTGAACCGTAGAAGTCTCGTTGAGTACGTCAGTGACGCAGTATTGCAATCCGATGGAACGTATCGCTGTGTATGTCCATTCCATGCAGGCGCAACGAATCCTACAAGTTTTGCGATATTCCCCAATACAAATACATTTTACTGTTTCTCATGCCATGCACAGGGTAAGGGTGTTATCTCCTATGTACAGCATCGTGACTCCTGTACGTACATGCAGGCCGTAAAGACTCTGTGTGATGACTTTGGACTCACCATTGATTCTGATGACTCGTTCAATACTCACATGGATATTGTACAGAGGAATGAAGCATGGGCAAAGGGGATGCAGCGGAATCTCCCTGTCATCTACAAGTATCTCAAGAACCGAGGATTCACAGACGAGACCATCAAGCTCTACGGATTTGGATATAGCACCAAGAATCAGGTGTTGTCCATTCCAATGCGTGATGAGTTTGGACGTTGTGTAGCATTTCTGTATCGTCACTTTGATGGCGGAGCTAAGTATAAGAACTCCAAGAACGTTCCTGGGCTGTTTGTCAAAGGTGAATTCCTGTATGGCATCAACGAGACCATCAAGAATCTACGGAACACCAAGAGTATCGTGCTCTGTGAGGGTTCATTGGACGCTGCTAGTGCAACACAACAGGGACTCTGTTGTATGGCCTACTGTGGCATCAGTATTACACGAAGCCATGCGGATAAGGTCACGGAGATTCTACGGCCTATCAAGGGTGGCAAGGTAATCCTTGTGCCGGACAACGATGGGAAAGCATCAAAGTTTGTATTGCGTGCGCGTGAAATCTTCCGTAAATACCATCCGCAGACTGTCGTGAAGGTCGCTGTCATCCCAGATGGCAACAAGGACCTCAATGACATGCTCGTGAATGGTCTCGATATTGCCGAGAATTGTACATACGAGTCGTTGGATTACTACTGTGCTAAAGAGGTTATCAAAGGTGAGTCTGACCCAGAAGTTCAGGAGAAGCTTATTGTTGAGTACATGAAGTCCGTGTCTAATCCTGTAGTTCGCGCAGATATTGCAGAGTATCTGGCCAAGGTATGGAACAGGGATGTCACTCTTGTACGTGAGCTGCTGTCCGTAAAAGAGGACACCATTGACGAGAAGCTCAAGGACTTTGTTACGGTAGAACAGGCATATACTGCACTGGACAAGATGGAAGAGGGTAAGGCTATCACTACGGGATTCATGAATGTCGACGATGCTATCACCATGATTAAGACAGATGTAACTATGATTGCCGGATATTCGTTCTCTGGTAAGACCAGTACAACGTGCCAGATGATTCTCAATTGGTGTATCAAGCAGAAACTGAAGGTTTTATTTTTCTCATTGGAAATGCCCAGGCAGCGTGTCATGCAGGTTCTTGTTGCACAAATCATGGGTATTCCAAGGCATAAGGTGCTGAACTTCATTCATGAGCACAGGGACACCTATCAGACAATCAGCGACAAGCTGTCGGACTACCTGTATATCATTGACCGCAATGACTTGTCCATTGATGACATTGAGTCGTACCTGAAGATTGCCAATACACACATTGGGCAGATTGATGTTGTCATCGTTGACTATTTTGGTTATCTCCGTCATACAGACACGGTTGAGGAACAGGAGTCTACGGCAAAGAAGATGAAAGCCATTGCCAAGCGCAACAATATCCTCTTTGTCATGCTCTCACAGCTCAACAAGGCGTCCCAGAACAAAGACAAGGGGCGCATCCCAGAGCCGACAATGAATGACATCAAAGGGGCTGGAGGACAGGGAGCATCCGCAGATACCATACTGCTGCTATGGAAAGCCGATGTGGACACGAGTCTTTCCCCGATTGACAGGGAGAAAAACCGTAACATCTCCTATATCAAAGTGGGCAAAGCTCGTGAGAGCAAGAATGGCAACACCATATTCAAGATGCGGTATGACCCTGCAACATCCAAGGTGTCCGAAGTGGTTGACGAGAATTTTCTAGGAGTGAGTAAAGAATGATTAGTGGATTCAAGGATTTTTGGCGTAAGTATCCCCAGAAGCGTGCAAAGCTCATTTTTTGTCTTTTCCCTGTGAGTATCATTTACATCACACATATCGTCGGTTGGCTTTTTACATGGTTCTCCGATGCACTCGATGAAGGTACGAGGAAGTGGTTGTGGAAATGATTTTTGATATTTTCATTGACAACGATAGTTATACGATGTATAATTGTAGATGTCAGCTGAAAGGAGGAAGTTGAATGCCAGCAATAGGATTCAGATGCCCTAATGGAGACACCGTGAAATTCAATGAATGCCTGAATGGCAACTGTGGCCATCGGTGTATGGCATTACCTGCACTGAATGCAGCAGAGAAGTCAACGCACCATTGGTACGGGAAGTTCAGTGTAACAACGTTGCTCAAGCCAACCCGTATGGTATATCTCGAACATCTTCGTGACTACTATGTAGACCCGTTAGGTGGCATAGCTGCTATGATAGGTACGAATAGCCACAAGGCGTTCGAGGATTCGTCTCCAGATGGTTGGATGACAGAACATCGAATGACCGATGACATCACAAGCGGTGCATTTGATGCCTACGACATTAAGAATCAGGTGCTATGGGATTTTAAGTTTTTCCGTAGTGCAAGAATCGCAAGGTGTCTGGGAATGAAGCCAAGATGGACGAAGAAAGTGGTGACAAGGGGAAAATACAAAGGACAGGAGCGATGGGAACAGGTATGGGAGCCAGGTGGTGTCCGTGAAGTCATGGATATTGCCCTACAGCTCAACTACTATCGCTATATGATGGAAAACGAAGGATTACCTGTAAAAGCCATTCGTGTCAATATGTTCCTGCGTAGTTCAGTCGATGCAGAAGCCAAGAAGATGGGACTGGATAAGCCAAGTTACATTGTACCTATCAATTTCATCTCACTGAAATGGGTGCGGCTGTACTTTGAGACAAAGAATAGAATGTTGCAGGAAGCCCTTGAGTCAGACAAGTGTCCCCCACCATGCTCCTCGACGGAACGATGGAACAGCAGCAAGAGTTTCCCAAACAGGCGATGTGCTCTCTGGTGTAGCGTGAACGAACAGTGTGATTTCTATAAGACGCATTGGTGTGGCAATCATAACAAGGGGATGGATACAGAGTGACACAACAGGAAGTATACGACATGGCGTGTAAAATCAAGCAGTATTGCGATAAACGGACATGGAGCAAAGAGGACCCATGTGAGAATTGTCCGTTGAGTGTTGAGTTCCTGTTTGCGAACAAAACAACTCACTGGGGCTGCGCATTGCATGACACGCCGGATACGTGGGAAATAGATTGATTAACTATGTCTTGATTGACAACGATAGTTTTCAATGACAATTTTGGGGTGATACCATATGGACGAGGATAGCTCGTATAAGAACGACGTGGACTATCCATGTCAATACTGTGATAGAGATTGCGACACATGGGAAGCTAGGTATTGCTGCACGCTATGCGAATGGTTATGCGGAGGAGTTCCGTCAGAATCATGTTGTGATGATTGTGATCCTGAAGATATCTAAGGAGGTAGTCATGTTTAATATCGGAGACAAGGTAATTATCAAGTATCGTCCACCACTCTATATGAAGGGATACATTGACTATGCATTGCCCGTCGGAGTGATTGTGTCTGACTTTGGCAATGGTGTTTATGGAGTAGGACTGAATACTGGCGATGAATACATCTTTGATAAAGACCAACTGAAATTGGAGAAAAAAGAATGAACAAGAGAATTTCAATGATGATTGAATCTAATGAAGACACTCGAAAAGTCAAAGCATATGTCTTTGATGACAAATGGAATTCCTATGAAGGTGTCGCAAGATGCAACGAGTGTGATAAGTTTGATTTCATGGTGGGTGCAAATATCGCCATGGAACGAGCATTGGAAAATTACAATAAAAGCAACACAGATGACATTGAGATGTGTGACCATTACTTTGTCCCGGATATCATGGGTAAGAGCCTCTACGCTGAAGCCATTTGGTTTAATGATGACGAAGACAAGAACATGAAAAAGCGTGGCCTTGTCTACAAAACCAAAGAAGAAGCCATTGCACGAGCAAAGGAAATGCTCGGGATTGACTAAAGAACTATTCATCACCATTCCCGTGCCTATCACGGAAAACCATGCCTTTTTCTATCGAAAGGGCATGAAAATCCTTAATAAGCGCGGGAAAGAGTGGATGAAAAACGCAGAGGATTCCATGCGTGTTGCAATGGAAGAACAGGGATGGCAAACGGTTAACAACGAAAAGGTCATCGTAGAGCTATGGCATTATTGGCCTGATAAGCGTGTACGTGATTGTTCCAACTCATTGAAGCTGCTCTGTGATTCCATTCAGAATGCAGGGATTGTCAATAATGACCGATGGCTCTTGTGTAGGCAACAGGATTTCAGTGTTGACCGTGAGAATCCTCGGCTAGAAATGAGAATACGGAGATTTAACAATGAGTAAATATGAGAAAATGGCAAAATATCTCGGCGTAGAAATGAACGCTCCATTCAACGTCAAAGCGGCCACAGGGTACATCTTTGGGTGTCCATACAGGGTTACTGAGAACGGCATCTATGACCGAAGTGGCAACCGTGCACAGCTTAATGAGCTTGGGGCGATGTTCTCTGGAACAACCAAGATTGTACCGTGCGAAAACAAGCGCGAGGCAATGCATATGGGCGATATTTTCTACTATATCGATATTGATGGAAACATCAAGTATGGGTATTGGATGAACGAGTGTAAACACCTTGGTATTTTTGGCAATGTATTCAAGAACAAGGACGAAGCCAGGGAGTATAGTAATAAGATTCAAGTTATACTGAATAATAGAAAGTGAGTGGTGTGTAAATGGTAAAAGTCGTGAAACGCAATGGAAGCCTTGCCGATTTTGATAAGTCAAAGATTTCCAATGCAATCCTTAAGGCAATGACTGTTGGTAACACAATCAATGAGTCTATTGCTAGCCAGATCGCTGATGACGCAGAACATCAATACAAAGACAAAGAAAAGGTCAGTATCTCCGATATTGAAACCTTTGTATTTAATGAACTCTGTAAATATGGTCAGCAGATGACGGCAAAAGCCTACGAAGGATACCGCTCAATCCGTGAATTCCAGAGAAAGGCTAGCAATTCCATTGAAAAACAGGTGAAGGAACTTGTAAATGGAGATAGTGACTATTGGAATAACGAGAACTCCAATAAAAACGCCAAGCTAGTTACAACTCAGCGCGACTACATGGCAGGGATTATTTCAAAGGAAATCACACGGAAATACATTCTTACCCCGGACGTTGTTCAGGCTCATGACGATGGTATTATCCATTTCCATGATATCGACTACATGGGACAGAACGCACTCACGAACTGTTGTTTGATTAACCTTGATGATATGCTGCAGTATGGCACTGTCATCAACAAGGTGAAAATTGACAAGCCGCATCGACTTATTACGGCAACTACACTTGCAACACAGATTATTACAGCCGTTACTAGCTCTCAGTATGGTGGCGCAACGATTACCTTATCACACCTTGCCCCGTTCGTTCGCGATTCCTTTAACCGTTACTATGCAAAATATAAACTTCGTAATTGCAGCGAGTCTAAATGTGAGAAGTTTGCATGGGAAGATATCAAAAAGGAAATTGAAGATGCCGTACAGACATTCAACTACCAAATCAATTCGATGACAACGACGAATGGCCAGAGTCCTTTCATTACAGTATTCATGTATGTCAATGAGCGTAAGGGATACGAAAAGGAGACCGCAATGCTTATCGAGGAATTCCTTCGTCAGCGCATCAAAGGTATGAAGAATAAATCTGGTGAATACGTCACTCAGGCATTTCCTAAACTCATCTATGTCCTTGATTCTGATAACGTAGAGCCGGGTACTAAATACTTCTGGTTGACTGAACTGGCAGCTCGTTGTACGGCCAAGAGAATGAATCCAGACTATGTCAGTGCAAAAATCATGAAGGAATACAAGGGTGCAGTATTCCCGAGCATGGGCTGTCGCAGCTGGCTTACTAAAGACCGTACAACGGAAAACCTTGCGAACGCAAAGAATTGGGAGAAAGGCAATAAATACTATGGCCGTGTAAATCAGGGCGTTGTTACTATTAACCTTCCAGACGTCGCATTGAGTTCTAGCAAAGACATGGATGCATTCTGGAAAATCCTTGATAAGCGACTGGAATTATGCCATAAGGCTCTGCGGATTCGCCATGAGCATTTGTTGGGAACATTAAGTGACGTTGCACCAATTCTCTGGCAGGACGGTGCATTCGCCAGACTCGCTCCACACGAGAAGATTGATAAGCTGCTGTACAATGGCTATTCGACGATTTCTCTTGGATATGCGGGACTCTACGAATGTGTAAAGTACATGACAGGGAAGTCCCATGCAGATATGGGTGAAGGTGAATCGTTTGGACTCAAGGTCATGCAGCGACTCAATGACAAGTGCAACGAATGGAAAGATGCCGAGAACATTGACTATAGTGTCTATGGAAGTCCTATCGAGAGTACGACATATAAGTTCGCTAAATGCCTTAAGAAGCGTTTTGGTATTGTCAAGGGAATCACCGACCATGACTATATTACCAATAGCTATCATATCAATGTACGCGAAGCGATTGACCCGTTCAAGAAACTGGATATCGAGAGCCGTTTCCAGAGACTGAGTCCTGGTGGTGCAATCAGTTATATTGAATGTGGCGACCTTACCCATAATATTCCTGCTGTCTTATCCGTACTAAAACACATCTATAACACGATGGTGTATGCAGAGCTGAATATTAAGAGTGACTATTGTCAGGTATGCGGATACGATGGGGAAATCAAGATTATCGACAGGGATGGTAAATTAGAATGGCAGTGCCCAAACTGCGGTAACACAGACCAGTCCAAAATGAACGTCGCAAGGCGCACATGCGGCTACATTGGAACCAATTACTGGAATCAGGGTAGGACACAGGAAATCGCAGAACGCTATGTTCATTTAACAGATATCGAGGATGATGAAATGTGAGATACGCACAGATTCGTAAATTAGATATTTCCAATGGGGAAGGTATTGGAATTGCCCTGTTTGTTCAGGGATGTCATTTCCATTGCAAGAATTGCTTTAATCAATCCACATGGAATTTCGATGGGGGGAAGCCGTTCACCATTGATGTGAAAAGGCATTTCCTGAATCTCGCGAGGAATAAATATGTATCTCGTGTCTCAATCCTCGGTGGCGAACCATTAGCAGCTGAGAATTACCTTGAAGTGGAGCAACTGTGTAGGGGCATCAATAAACCGATATGGCTTTACACTGGGTACATCTTTAATGAAATCCCATGTAAATCCATCCTTGAATTTGTCGATGTAATTGTCGATGGTCAATATATTGATAGCCTCAAAGACTTCTCGTTGAAATTCCGTGGTTCATCCAATCAGTATATCTGGAAGAAAGACAAGGACAATCATTGGTATAAGGAGGAATAACCATGATTAAGGATATTGCCAATCATGTCTTGTCTATTGGAGACAAGGTTGTCATCATTAGCCGCATCCATAAGCCGTTTGAATCGGAAGGGATGATTATTGGACTCAAGGAACTTCTCAACCCGAGCACAAATGTACTCAAGCAGCGTGTCCAGGTAGAAGTCCTTGAAACAGATATTTGTGGCGTAACGAAATCATGGTTCAGCCCAATGAACCTCGTCAAGAAGGAGAGTGATTTCCATTGAGAAAGCTGGCATCTGTACAGGTCATCCGTAAGTTATCCCCAATCAAAGACGCTGACCGCATTGAATTAGCACATATTGAAGGATTTCAATGTGTTGTTCCCAAAGGCCGCCATGTTGGAGACAAGGTTATCTACATTGAAACAGACAGTATCTGTCCGAAGAATGAGACATTTGCGTTTCTCAAGGGTAAATCTCATATCAAACTCCAGAAAATCCGTGGCGTATACTCACAAGGCATTGCACTAGAATATCATGGGGATGCACCTGTTGGCACGGACATGACAGAAGTACTTGGGATTACCAAATATGAACCTCCACAGCAGCCAGAGGACACCATTGGTGATTTCCCTTCATTCATTCCTAAGACTGACGAGGTGAGAGCACAGAATATCCTTGAGCTGCTTACGAAGTACAAAGGTGTTCCGTGTTATGCAACGGAAAAGCTAGACGGATCGTCGTGCACTATTTACCGCAAGGGAAAGCATATAGGCGTCTGTACTAGAAAGCGTGAGGTTGACAATACATCCCGTATGTACCAGACAGCAGAAAAACAGGGACTTATTAAGTTTCTCACGTTTAAAGACTCTGGAAATTCATATGCCGAACACGATTGGGACTTTGCATTGCAGGGTGAGTTTGTAGGACCAAAAGAACAGGGGAACCATCTGCATTTGTCCGAGCCGCACATCTACATCTTCTCAGTATATGACATCAATAAACAGGGGTACTTCGACCAAGACTCAATGGATGTATTCCTTGGTTCCCATGATGTTGATACCGTGCCAGTCATTGATGAATTCAATTTGACCGACGATATTGATGCACTGGTGAAACGTGCTATTGGCAATAGTACCTTTGGCAATTTCCCTAGAGAGGGCATTGTAATTCGTCCGATTGAACCGATTGAAGGACTCATTGGATTCCCAGGCAATCGTTTTTCCTTTAAGGTTATCAACCCTGAATATCAGATGAAGAAAGGGGAATGATTATGAGAAGACGTGTAGCAAAGTTTGATTTCGAGACTTGCATGGATGAACATGTAGACAAGCGCATCGTAAATATCCTTATGGAGTTACAGAACGACTACTTTGTCAAGCTGGAGATTGCCAGACAGACAGATAATGAATCCGCTAAAGAGGCAGCCAAAGAAGCCTACCTTACGCTAGTCATGTCCTGTCCCGTTGGTACTCTAGTACCATGTGACAATGCCCATTAAGGCATACCTCATTGCAGATAACCATGGCAATGTGTGGACAATGCGTTCCACCATTGCCGCTGCAATGGAAAAAGCAGAGGAGTTGCATGCAGCTCATCCTCTAATCCGATATAGAATTCATGAAGTGACCAAGACTCAGATTGTAAAACGGGAGGAATTATATTGAATATCAAAGACCATTTAGAAGGAAATAAATACGGAAAACTTACTGTTATTGAGAGGGATAAAAACAAAGGAGGTTCACACTGGATATGCAAATGTGACTGCGGAAACATAACTTCTGTAGTAGGTACAGACCTAAAATTAGGTAAAACTAAATCATGTGGGTGTCTTGGAAGGGAAATACACAGAGAGAAGAGTACAAAGCACGGGTTTTCTAAGACAAAACTATATAGAATCTGGAAGGGAATGAAAAGCAGATGTTACAGTAAGGGTCACAATAGTTACAAATATTACGGAGGAAAAGGGATAAAAGTATGCAAGCAGTGGGAGCACGATTTTGTGGCCTTTCGTACATGGTCGCTGAATAACGGATATAAGGAAGGACTATCTATAGATAGAATTGATAGTAATAAAGACTACGGGCCAGATAACTGTAGATGGGTGACACCTCTTGTTCAATCCAATAATACTTCCAGAAATCACATTATTACGTACCACGGGGAATCCAAAACTATGGCAGAGTGGGCAGACGAGGTTGGCATAAAGTATTCCACCTTGAGGGGCAGAATTAATACCAGTAAATGGCCTATAGAAAAAGCCCTGTTTGCTCCCTTACAGCGTCAAGAAGAAGCCGTTATCAAAGTAAAGTATAGAGATAGTCTTTGCCAATTAGAACAAAATGGCAGTTGGATAGACCTGAGAGCATCACAAGATTACTCTTACAAAAAAGGAGATTTTATAATGATAGACTTAGGTGTTTGTATTAAATTACCAGAAAGACATGAAGCACATCTACTTCCTCGTTCAAGTACATTTAAGAGATATGGCTTGATTATGACTAATTCTATGGGAATTATCGACTCCGCATACTCGGGAAATGATGATTGGTGGGCAATGCCATGTCTTGCAGTAAGGGATGGAGAAATCCATAAAGGGGATAGAGTTGCACAGTTTAGGATTGCAAAAGAGCAACCCGTTATGTATGCAGAATCCGTTGACCATCTTGATGATGTATCTCGTGGCGGCTTTGGGAGTACAGGAAGATGAAACAGAATATTAATGGCATGACCATCGTAAGACTCCTGGTTGACTACGGCGACTCTGGATTTCTTTACTGCATGACCATTGCCACAAAGGATAAAGACATGCTTTTTCAGTGCATGAAAGGGTATTCCCATGATGTTCGATATCTGGACACCAAGAAGAGAGCAGGGAAGAACGACAAGGGCAACCGTAGACTCCCGGACGGCTCCATTATCATCGGTGCGACTGCTTTTGGTGACAAGGTATCAGCCAACACAGCCTTTAACAAATCTGAAAACCGTATGAATCTCATTCGTCAGGCGGTGATGGTATGAAGGATTCTATTGAACAATTCCTAGATGATTATAAAGCAGGGCGCATTGACGTCAACGCACTCCAAAGGCGAATCAATTATATGGATTGGAGCCAGAATAAGCCGATGGCAATGCCGATGGATTATATCGAATCCAGTGAGGAGCCATGTGAAACCCTTGTTAACAGAGAGAAGTCTAATGACCTCGCTACGGCATTACATGACCTAAAAATGAACCTCTCAGATGATGACTGGAACATGTTTCTCATGACGGCCAATGGTTGTACCCAAGAGGAAATCGCCAACAAGTTACACTATACCCGCAGTTCAGTCATACGGCATATGCAGCGCATTGCCAAGATCAAACCTGAGTTACGTACTTTACTGAAAAAGGATACCCCAATGTACTTCGCGGATACGCCAAAGGATAAGCTGCGGTATCCCATGGACATTGCACGGAAGGTCACTGACCCAGACGGTAAAGTCCGTTGCCACCTTCCTGAATACCTCCATACCCAGGATTGTGACTCTATCTGTACCTATTGCCAAAACTGTACTCGTAAGACTTCCCAGTGTTAAAAAATAGGGGACTACCTAATAAGTAGCCCCTATTAATTCACTTGATTGAGAGGAGAATCATTTTGAACGTTATTCTGTTAACCCATACCCCAGAGCCAGAGAAAATCATTGCTGCCGCTGCAAAGCTCTGTTATTCCCAGAAAGCTGACATTCAATCACTTATGGATGGCCTTGAACCAGATACGGTGAAAACATTCATCTCTAAGCTGATGTCCATGCACCATGAGAGTCCATTGGAACACGTGTCCTTCACCTTTGCCGTTGAGGATGTATCCCGTGCCCTTCTCGCACAAATCACAAGGCATCGCCTTGCATCCTTCTCTGTACGTTCCCAGAGGTATTGCTCAGAGGAAACCTTTAAGGCTGTTATACCAGATTCAATAGACAAGGACCCGAAGAAGCGGGTAATCTTCCGTGATGCTATTGTAGATGCGAAGAACGCATACAATGGATTGCAGAGACTCGGTGTTAAGAACGAGGATGCACGAGCTGTACTCCCTAACGCCTGTTGTACCCGCATGGTGTTCACGATGAACCTGCGTGAGTTATTACATTTCTTCAACCTTCGTTGCTGTGTTCGTGCTCAGACAGAGATTCGTGAACTTGCAAACCAGATGCTAATTCTCTGCAAAGAAGTCTCTCCGATTCTCTTTGAACACGCTGGTGCGCATTGTGAATCCCTTGGCTATTGCCCAGAAGGAAAAATGAGCTGCGGCAGAGCACCGACAATTGAAAAACTCTTGAGTGTGTATCGTTCCAAATAAAAAAACAGGGGCTACCTTATGGTAGTCCCTTTTGCGTTACTCAATTTCCCCTGTCTCCAGATTTAACTTCTTTCCCTTGTCGATCCTGTAAGCTGTACATGGTCCGTGTTCCATGTCTGTCCATACAAGATGATAGAGAGGTACATATCCGTTCTCAATGTCATCCCCAAGGCGAATACAATCTGATTCCCATGTCCCTTCATTCCATTCAAGGTCAGACAAGGGGATGTAATCGCCATCCCTATGACCTACATCTTCAAGAATCTCTCTGATAGTCATGTTGTATACGGTCGTATCCATTGTAACCTTCATAGTCCTCACTCCTTGTTCTTGATACTAGTTAACGTACGCTTTCACCTCAAAATACCAGTGGCTTCTAACCCTATCGTGCTCAGTTACCAGCCGATAGTATCTTTGTGTATCGTGACAGTAGAAGAAGCCACGCCCATATTCCTTCGCATTATCTCTTGCTCTGCATAACTGACGTATTTCTTCGCTATCCCAAGTATAGTTTTCAGAATCAGTTCCAACGGCAGTGAGTAGTAGAGTAGTGGCAATGTGCTCCAATGCCATTGAATTCGTAGAGTCTGGAACAGTCATTGATAGTCCACAAACGTACCCAGGCTCATTCTGGAATACAGCCATAACCCATTCATCTAGATTGTACGTGATGTACATCCGCGTATAGTCGTTCGGACCTTCTACTTGTCGCATGGGCACGTAGAACTTCACATCGTCTGTGAAACGTGAATTAATAGCTGCTTTAGTCTGTTCTACACTGTATGTTTCGTTTAGTTCAACCTGTTGTGGACTTGCAAAGGCAACGCTAGACAACAATATCATCATGGTTGAAACTATTGATACAAATACTCTTTTCATAGTCCTCACTCCTTGTTATTCTACTTCTCTGCCACAGTACCGACAAACCTTGGCGTCTTTTTTGATGTACTCCGCGCAATACGGGCAGACCTTCATGTCAGCCATGTTTGGCTTAGGGTCTTTAGCAAGGACGCAAATCAAGGCAATCGGGAAAAAGAGAATCCCAAACACTCGCCACAAGCCTAAATCCGTGAAGTTCTTCTGCTCGGCAATGTCAACAATGATACTAGACAAAAGCCAGTACCCAAAACAGAGAAACGCCAAGGACACCAAGAAACCGCCAAAGTCAAAAAAGTTCGAGTAAGGGCGAACAAGCGTCTCATAGTAAAGGGCATCAATAAACAGAACGATTGGTGCACCGACGATAAATCTCAATATATTTTTCGTTGTACTCACTCCTTATTTATAATCCAATCCATACGCGACTCAAGTCATATCAGTTACCTCCTCAGATATACTCTACATCAAATTCCCTATTAATCATAATCGCTTCACGGCGAGTGCAAACGTAATGGTCTGGCTCATCCTGTCAAGTATAACACAGAAGTTGTTCCCATAGGACTTCTGCATATCTTCGTAGTCTGCATAGCATACTACAGGGTCGCCTTCTTCCTCGGCAATGACAAAACGACGTTGATGCATCCATTTCTCACGCTCCTCGTCGCTCGTGAACGCATAAGAACTAAAACCGCCGCAGCCAACACCACGGCTCCAGAACTTTGCATAGAATAGGTTCTTCTTGTTGGTGTTCTTGTCCATAGTCATTTTATTTCTCCTCCTCTTTCTCGATAGACAACAAGCAATCACCCATAAGGTCTTCTCTATTGTCGTAGTCATCAATATCACGGCCACAATAATAAGCTAACTGGTCGTATGCATCGCTGTCAACGACATCCCAGGAGTCAGCCTTGTCTGTTTCCTTTTCGATATAGTCATACAATTCTCTTGCGGACGGATTGTAGTAGTTTTCATTCCTTGCGGTTCTAACGTCGTTCGTCCAATTTCCATTGCCATCTGTCCAAAGCATTGTCAATCATCCTCCTCTTCCAGTTTCTTTCTCATGTCCTTCTCGATGTAGTCGGCCATGATTTCTTTCAATGCATCCGTAATAGCAGATACGCTGTCAAATTCATCATCCATAAGGTCAGCCGCAATAGTATTCCCTGGTCCGAATGATAAAGTCGTATGGCCGTATTTGTTCTCTGCATTGATATCAATCTCAATCGTTGCTTTCATTGTAATCATCCTCCTATTCCTATTACTTCCTGCGGATGTATTCAAGTTCGTCTAACACATAATCAAACCTACATCCATGAACCGACGAATAAAGTGGACATCTACCACATTGATGTTCGTGAGTAGTAGTACGGCATCGCAAGTAATTTCCTTCATAGTTTCTACTTCTTTAATTATATTTTCCAATCTTGTCATAACACTCGCTCCTATTACTTCTTATCTACCCATTTGATTGTCTTTACAGGGACAACCTCTTGACATTCGACTTCCTCTTCGTCTTCCCAAGGCGTCCAATCCTCTGGCTCCTCTGGTTTATCATAACTAGCTCGATATGTCTTTCCGTCTACGTCCCTGAAAATCAACGTATGGTCGACCAGGCCACAATCAGCGTAGTCAATTGTATCCTCGATGAAATATTCGTTACACAAACTATATGGGAGACCAAGCTCCTCAATAAGATATTCCCTCTTGAATTTCTTCATCGTAATCACTCCTATTTCATTTACTAGTTGCCCATACTACTAAAAACGTAAATATAATCCCTGCCGTAATCATTCCTTCATCATCTGCTACTTAAAACATAGATAAATGTGCCTATGCTAAGATGTTTTGCTACAATCTCACGATTTGTAGTTCCTTGTTCATCATATCCGTCCTCGCCGTCAAAAGACAGGCTACTAACGTTTGAGTGATACTCCAAAGGCGTAAATTCCCGACTAGCCATCGGTACATATTGACAGTATCTTGTTTGTGATATTCTGCCAATTACATCTAGTAGCTTTCTCCTTTCATAATATTTTGTTTTTGCGTATTGGTTCGCCAACCTTGCTTGGTTCTCGCATTTACCACTGTCCAACGGCTACCATCAGGGTTCTATCCCGTAGTTAGACGGACTGTTTCAACCGCCTCTGGCTTATTTCCAGCCGTTCCGACTGCTGTAAAGTCAGCACAAACTAACTCAATGGATTCTTTGAGTCTTTAGCATATTGCTACACTTTTATTCATATTTGAGCATCCTTTCAGTTGCTTAAATTTCCTGTTTTTATTCACCAGTTGACCATACAATCAAAAAAGGTAAACAAAATAACAGCTGCAATCATTCCTTCATCATCTGTCTGCTGACCAATACCTGTGCCGTATCCCTTGTTATAAGGTATGCTTTGATACTCCGAATCTGCTTCACGATCTCGTCCAGTTTCTCATCCACTGTATTCGACGTAGAGTCATCAGATTCCTTCATGGAATAGCTGCCAGTCTTACGAATGGACGGCAAGACTTCCGATGTTACCCAATGCTTGAACCGTCTCGCCGATTCCAGTTTGCTGCCAAAGATAAGGCTGTACATACCTGACTCATTGATTATTGTGAGTCCTCTCGGCGGCACATTGAGTCCTGTGATATTGATAGGAGAGGGGAATGGATTTCCCAAAGTACGTGATTCCCGTACTTTAGAACCATTCTCATTTATACCATTGATTTCCAAACGTCGCGTTTTGCGACCTTTAGAATTACCATTGTTGCCTAAACGCCCTAAAACAGGGCTTTTAGAACTATTCTCATTTACTACAACAATTCCCATGCCATTCTTTTGCTTCAGTAACGCCTTATCTTCATCGTAAACATGTTCCCTGATAGCATTCCTTTCCTTTAAATACCCCAAGTCTTCGGCAACATCCTTGCCAACAAACCAGGGATTCCCATTCGCATCCTCAATGACACGTAGCTGCTGAAATTCCGAACACGAAAATGACATGACATTTCCAACTGGATTTGCCTGAACCAACTCCCTGCCAAATCCCTGTACGCTCAATGCCTTATCCATGTCGCCAGTCGTGAATAACAGGATTCCTCTAGGGTATTTCCTGCTAGTCCTATTCTCATCCCCAAACATGACCGACTCTGCCCGTGTTAACTTCATAGGTTCAATCCCATGGCGTTTACAGAATGAATGAACGCCGTTGTATGAACTCACCCCGATAATCTTCTTGAATTCCTTCATAGTGTATACTCGTTCACCTTTATAGAACATGACCATATACCTCCCTTAAAATATCCCTTGTCTTATCTTCGTCTATATTCAAGTATCCCATTGTCGTTGTGATACTCGCATGTCTCATGGCAACCTGTATGTCCTGCACGGGTATCCCATTACGCGACAAGGTATTAGCAAAGTACCTTCTCAGGCTATGCGCATGGAATGCCAGGCCGTTATCATGGAACTCGTTACGGATGAACTGTGCAAGGCCATTGCAGCTCATGCGCACCCCTCTGTGATTCAGGAAGAGGGCAGGGGACTCACTTTTTCTTTCCTTAATATATGCCTTGAGACTCGACAGGACGCGCGGATGGACTAACGGGATGATAGCATCGCGCTTTCCTTTGGTGTTCCGTAGTCTCAGCCTATGCCCATTCAGTATGTCATCCATGTCTAAACCAACAACTTCTCCAACGCGCAACCCATTGTAAGCCATCAGCGCGAACATAGCTCGATCTCTATGCGTTAACAGGTTGCCCCAGACAAGCTCAACGTCCTTATCCGTTGGGCACTCCTGTATAGTCACGTTCGGCCTATAGGACTTGATGAGTTTCTTATGTGCCTTGTCGTACATGTCATTATACTCAAGGGCAATACAGAGCACTTTAAGCGTTTGCTTTTTCGTACTGTCTGCAAGGTCATTTTCCAAGAACAACTTGATTTCATCCAATGAACCATCCTTGAAGTATCTCAAGGCATTCCGATAGTTCTTATATGTGTTATCCGACTTCGTTGCATGAACATCATCCAGGAAGTCATGCCATAAACTCATGTCTCCCATGTTCTTCCCATCTCCTCTCAGCAGCCGAACGTACAACCTTATCCTTCATGGTACGAATCAATGGACGCTCCCCAAGGTTATACAGTGCCCATACCCTGTGCTCTGTTTCCAGACAATAGCAGGGGACACGCCATTTCCTTTTTCTATCCTTGTTATACTCAGGCTCTCCAATAAGCCTATATGTCAACACGTGTTTCATTTGCCAAACCTCCAAACGCCGTTGCTTTCCTCTACGTGAAAATGGGATTCCTTGCCGTCAATCGTGTTGTATACTGTGCCACCTTCTCCAATTTTCCAGATACCATCAATGTAGAAACGCTTGATTTTCTCCAACATTTCCCGCTTAGAATATGCTTCTAAAATAATCCTCTCCATGTCATTACCCTGCCTTCCTATGCACCTTATAGCGATCCGCAACACGTTCCAGGGCTATCCGTTGGATTTTCCCTAGTGTATACACGTCATCGCATGGCGTTCCTCTTGCAAGATTCCTGTATTCCTTCCGTACATCTTCCGTGAATTCACGAATAAACGTGTTGAATTCCTTCATGTTTATACCTCCTTAACCAATAGCAGGTGTTCTCATAGCGTTATGTCCATCGTTTACGCCACTGTTATAGGCATGTTCGTTGCAGGATACGTTTGTATGCGTTACCCTGGCATATGGGAAAAGCTCCTGGACTTTATCGTCAACCTCCATTGACTTCTTGACGTCCTTAATGCTTTCCTCTAGCTCTTCTAGAGCCAGGCGGATGGATGCATTCTCTTCCTCTAGCTCGCTATGTCTTTCCGTAACCTCTTCATCGACGCGACGAGAGATGTAATGCTCTATAGCCTTCTCGATCTCTACGGCTTCCGCCATAGTAAAGCGCGAACGAATTAACTTCTGTACCTCTAGAATAGTCATATATCATCCCTCCAATAATTCCAAGGCCACATAGTTTTCTTCTTTTTTGTTGCAGCAGATGTAAACACCTTTATTTCTCGTCTCAACCATAGCAAAATCCTTGCCACAGCAATGCTCTACAATTCTTCTCGTTGTCGCTGCTACCTTATTCCAGCATTCGCCCATCTCGTTATCGCAAACCCACTCATCACGCTTTTTCTTGGAGTCGAATGCGTAAAAGGTAAAGGCATTTCCTCTACCTCCAAACGATTCGTAAGAGATGTTAACGCCATACTCGTAATACTCAGCATAGTACATTCTCATTTCAATTACCTCCTATAAAGTTAACCACTAGTTGATACCGTAGAGCCTACAAAAGTGTTATCCCTTGTAGGCTCTGGCTACCAATTAGAAGTCATAGCATCTTGCGCCGTTTACGTAGAACCAAACCTTGCAGGTTTTACAGTATTCCGCGATACACTCTGGTGTAGCCTGATATTTGTGGAAATACTTAACATACGCATTGTCTAACCATTCTGCAACGGAATAGCCGTACTGATTCCACTTCAGGTCAACGAGCAGATTTGACATGATAATGTTTTTCAGCTCGACGTTATTCATTTCGTCAAGTGTAGCCAATGCGCTAGCCAGGTTAATGTCAGAATTCTGCTTGCCAAGGAATCTAGCACCAGTCCAATAGATGCCATCGAACGCCTTGCAGATGATTTTCGCGCAGTCTGCAAGTTCCTGCTTAATGATAAGGTTATGATCGCCCGCCATAACTCTGTATGCGCTTGCCTTGGCACTCTTGCCCAGTTCCTCGTAGGAATACAGCGTAATCTTTTTCATTTCAATTCATCCTTTCTGGCTATGATACATGTAAACACCTAATCCGATTACATACAATCCCAAAAGCGTATGGGACTGAACAAACCCACCTACGTCAAATACTGGCGCGATAGGGGAAAACCATCCTGCTACCATCGTCAGGATCAGCAAAACAACAAGCATGACCTTTTCCATTTTTATCCACTTCCTTTTAATTGTTCTAGTGTGCGGACTATCATGGGGATAATCCGTACAAAGAGCAATCAAAAGTCCATCAGAAATGCTCGCGTCTTCTTCTTGTTCGTTCCATGGACAGGAAATACTATGACTTCTTTCCTTCCTTTCTTCCAACACTTGCCACAATCACGGCATGTCATGTTTTTGTCATGACTTGCAGGACAGAGTCTATAGGTTATCCCGTCAATACGACGAGCGGCCTTGTCTTTCTGTGTCCACTCATATACCGCCAATACAGCAGGCACATGATTTTCACGGCATTCCATAACCTGGCTTAATGTCTCGCATGACATATTAATGACAAAGCCATTTTCTGCCGCCTTGTGAATCAGCTGAAAATTCTCTGCCGACTTGCTAGCATGCGTATAGGTGTATGCCTTAACACCCTTATATGCTCTAGACAAATCGCGAATCAATTCGCCGTCAAGTTCGTCAGTGTCATGGATACACATATCGCCGGCCACATTGTGGCGCAACACTTTTGTATGGCCTTTTGATTCCATCATGTCAGCAAGGGTTTTTGATGTGCAATTACTCTGCACCCAATGGCGGCGAGTGGTGAAATTTTCACCATAGCATCCGTGACACTTAAACGGGCAGGACTTTGGACAGGTGTGGGGATCACTATACGTTTGTGAAATATCTCCTGTTTTCGTGTTGCAGGAATGTGCGACGTACTTCATTTTGGTTACCATATGATATTACATCTCCTCTCAGTTCCGTCCGTACGGAATGAATAGAAATTATCTCCTACAATGATATGGTCAAGAACAGGTACATCAAGAATATGTCCCGCTTTGACAAGTCTTTCTGTAATCGCCTTGTCTTCACGGCTTGGCGTAACGTCTCCACTTGGATGATTATGAAACACGAAGCAAGCGGCCGCGTTTGCCAACAAACAAGGCTGGAAAACCTCTCTAGGATGTACGAGAGAACAGTTTAGCGTTCCCTTTGTCACAACGGTAACACACAAGGGTTTACTCTTAGAGTCAATGGGCACGACAATGAACAGTTCACAAGGGACTGTGTCAAAGTCGATAACGCTCTTAATGAATTCGGCGGCGTCTTCTGGAGAATGCAAGGTTCTTGGGACGTCGTACTTGTGCGAGGATTCCTTAACGAGCTGTACACTCATACGCTTGATAATGGTTTTCATATTACTCATCCTCCTCATATTCTTCTGCTTTTAGCGCGTCGATTACAGTGGCGGCCTGGTCACTCATCGTTGTGCCCTCTACAGACTCGCTGTACACGACAGCAGGGGCATCCCAATGGCAACCATCCCAATTCTCTGCTTTCGCAATGGCATTACGTGCCGCCTTGGGGATCACGGCATAGATTTTTGTTGTTGTGATGTAGTTGTTACCGTAATATTCTGTGTAGCTCTCGTAAATAAACCTCTTCATATTAGTCACCCTTTATCTCCATATGCCTTAGCATATTCAGACTTGATTTTCTTCCTCAGATATTTCGGAAGGCACTCTGGAAAGTCAGCAGAAATAACAATCTTCCCATTTTTCTTGTCTGCGGCAAAGGACATGCAAGTGCCAAAGCTAGGAATGATAACCCCGACATATTCAAGCCATCCCGACATACGTCCATCTGGCCATATATTCGATACTTGAATCTCCCAATTTCTGCACTTGATGAGTGTGTTCATAAACTTCTTCATGATTAAATCCCCTTTCTCATGCTTCTCTCTTAATACCTAATACAAAGTCGAATTTATCGGCAAGAATCTCAGGAATCACAACGGCCCCAAACATTGCAGCCAATGACAATGCTACCATGGGCGCGACATATGGGCGCAAGGCATGGCCGTCGATGTATCCAATGATAACGGCGAGAATCAGGAACACCTGGGGAATCATGACAATGGCCGACACGATGAAGAACGTGACATTCTCAACGTAATTAAGGGAACGATTGACGCGCACAACGTCTTCATCGGCCATCGCCCAGTGACGTTTGAAGCCGCCAGCGATGTGACGGTCAAGTGCATCACGATGTAGATGGAACTTCTTGACGATGTCCGCCTTTGCCATACGTTCGACACGGCCAGACGCCCAACGGATGGCATAGTGTTCGCCCTTGTAGACGATAGCGCACGGACGGTTTTGAATGGAAATCTGTTCATAGCCTTTCATTTTGAAAACCCCTTTCAGATGTGTTATAATAGAGTTAACATCATATTGCAGGGCTTAATATTGATGTATTCTGTCCGTTCCTCCGTTTTGATCCTTTGGCAACATCGGGAATCTCAGTTACTCAATCAGGGACGCAGGATAAAATCCGTTGTGTGTTCGCTGAGTACCAATATTAAGCACTGTATATACAAGGTTAACATTGGATTGTCATCGCTATCGTGCGGGTTTGTAGTCTCATCTCTGAGGCATAGCCCGTGTCATGCACAATCAGTCTTTCGACGGTTCACTACGTTATTTTGGTTCGCTGCAACATTACAGCGTTTACATTATTTGGTTGTCTTATTTCTTTATCTCTCTCTTTATCTTGACTATAGTATACCGCAAAATAGCTGTATAGTACATCAATAGAATCACTTGTTACAGCTTATTAACACACATTATATCGCAATATCGCTGCATATCTCACTCGATCGCATTAATGCTCTTGATTTCAAAAAGGCGTCAAAACAGATGTGCAGTACAAGGGGACACGTAGCGGATCAGTCAATATGCAATGCATATATGTATAGTATGCAATAGGAGATGTATAACATGTCATTAAAACACAAATTAAAGGTACTATGTGCTAATAATGATATAACATTATTAGACATAATGAAGGCATATAATAAAGCATATGACAAGTCAATGGTATCTCAGACATTCTATAGAATGGTAAATAGTAACAATATGCGTTACAACCAATTATCAGATATGCTTGACTCAATTGGCTATGAAATTGTATTCCGACGCAAGCGCGATGGGGATCAGTAGAATTGTTTTTCTAAATTCAATTTGATTCAATGGATGAAAGCAGCCAAATACACATGAATGGCCGTTCACATGTATTGATCCTTATTGTGTTTCCGTTGTATGCGTTGATGTTACGTTGAGTTCCCGTTGTGTAGCCAATGAGATTACAACGAGATACCGTTGTATATTCCATTGTCATGACAGGCGTGTTGACAGATTGACGCGCGTTCTATACCACTAATATATTGACGTTCATCAATATGTTATCAAGGGAATAGTCATTGATCCTGACGATGGTATCTCGTTGTAATTCGCCTGGTTACAATGAATATCTATGTCATTCATTGAGATGCATTATCATATAATTGTCATCATTGGTATCACAATGACAGCAGCGCACAAGGCAATGACACATTACTGTATGTAATATTAGGTTGTAAATGGCGTAATATAATGGGTTATCGCGATGGAGATCGATACGTCCGCAAATCGGATACACTGATGGGGCGGTGCATTTCATCGTACCAATTTGGGAAACGTTGTCAGGAAAGTTCGCGGCATAGTCCCAACACAAACCGCGCACCTCATTGGAATTTCTACGTCATGCACCGTATTCATTGTGTCTCATTAAATTTCATGCAATTTCATTAAAAAACACCGCAATCCCCTTGTGCCACAAGGGTTTATCGAAGGTGAAACAGGGTAATCCGTTACCATTTCGTTGCAGAATCGTGCTCTACCCTTGTAAATCAAGGGTTTATACAAGGTGATACGGGTGATTCCTAAATGGGCACACAGGACAATCTGGACGTTCAGAAAAATTTTTTATATTTTTTTGAGATTTACCGAACAAATACCCCCATTTTTCGACATTATATATAGAGGGGTAATTTTATTACCAAGTCGAGTGAAGGTGGAGCCGTAGTATGCGTTGAGTGTCAATGCTACGCAGGCGTGAGCCATCGCATTTCTCTCTTCTTTTCCTTGGCCTACATTGTAAGTCAGAAACCTCCCTGCCTGACCGTAGGAAGTCGGGCTATTCAATCTTTACGTCCATGGCGTAAGTCAGAGTCATGCATAGATACCCATTGGGCAGCAGTGACAGCGTAAAGAGAGAAGAAAAGGAAGTGCCCCGGGGATAGTGTATCTTCACGGGGGATTACAGGGGGACATAGAGATACAATAGAGTATACTATAGTAACTCATTGGATATACATTGAATCTCTATAGATAACATTGTATTCAACGATAAGCGTATAGTCTTTAAACATAGTCCTTCCGTTGATAACAATGATTCTTATAGAGTTAATGGTTAGACAATGTAAGGCAATAGGGTTGCATTCCTTCCCTTGATTAAATAAATTACTTACGAAGTAAGTGTTTGCGATAGCAAACTTGAACCTTGATATACCTATGTACTCATTGAGATGAGTATAGTGTTCCAATGAATCTGATTGGAAACCGTTAGTGAACTATGTTTAAAGAACATAGTCTTTACAACAGAATACAATAACACTCATTGTATACTATAGATATACAATGTATATACATAGTATAGCCATGACCATAGAACTCTATGGTCTTTTTTATTAGGAGGACATAACATGAATGACAAAGAAATTCCGCTGTTCAACAAGGATCGTGACCGTTTCTATAAGAAGATGTCCAATGAACAACATGTGATGTTCGATAGCATCCTTGAGGTTCCATTTACCTTTGTAGAAGCCAAAGCAGGCTCTGGCAAGACAACTGTTGCATTTGCTGCTGGCATTGATATGCTCGCCAATGGTGTCATCAGTAAAATCATCTATATCATCAAGCCATCCAAGCGCAGCTATGCCAACGGATACTTACCAGGAGACCTTGAACAGAAAACAGCGCAATTATACTATGCTGCATATGACGCACTGGAAGTCCTTGGATTTTCACAGAGGGATATCCAGGCACTCATCAATACAGAACAGGTCATGCTCATTACAGACAATAATCTCCGTGGCGTGAACCTTATGGATTGCCTTGTCATCATCGACGAGGGACAGAACATGGGCGTGAGTGACTTACGATTGGTGTTGACGCGCATTCATGATGATTCTAAGTGTGTATTGCTTGGTGATTCTCGACAGAGTGACAATCCAGGCAACAAGGAGCATTGCTTTGTTGACTATGGAAACTACATGGTTGAGCACATTGGACGCAAGGTTGAGCTGACACGGAACTTCCGTGGACGTTTATCGAGGATTGCAGAGGAATACGAACCATTAGATTGAATTATAAGGGGATGTTTATTTGATATATATCACGATTCATGATGATAGCATTGAGGGTGCGTTGAAGGATATGACGGTGCGTGTGGATGATAATGGAAATCCCGCAGAGGTTTCGCACAAAGTCCAAGAAAAAGCCAACGAGCTGTTTACGGACTGGAATAATAAGCGTATGGAGGTGGAGCCTGATGAATAATGGCGCATTACTAATTCTCTTTGGTGTTCTCATGGCAGTTGTATCTCTGCTCTGTGCAAATAGCGTGCAGATGTTCAGAGCAACCGTGTGTGTTATGCTCCTCGTAGCAAATATTGGTATTTTGGCACTCGTTGCGGCTAGTTTTGAGGTCGTAGACGGGGATGACGAGGAGAAAAAATGAACCACACAAAAGACGAATTAAAGGAACTCCAGTCGCTCCCCTTGGTAGATAAGGTGGCGTTAACAAAGTTAAGAATCACTGAATGGCACGAGCATTATAACGGCAAAGTGTATGTAAGCTTTAGTGGCGGCAAGGACTCCTCTGTATTACTTCACATCGCAAGGGAAATTTACCCAGAAGTGGGGGGGTATTTGTTGATACTGGCTTAGAGTTTCCAGAAGTTAAAGACCATGTAAAGTCATTTGAAAATATTACAATCATACGTCCAAAGAAGTCCTTTGCTCAAGTGATTCAAGATGAAGGTTTGGTATTTCCGTCTAAGGAGGTTGCTCTAGACGTTTATTATGCTCGAAAAGGCTCTCTGTGGGCAATCAACAAATTTAATGGGCTTGATAGGCATGGAAACAAGGATGCCTACAAGCAGTCCAGTATGAAATGGAAATGGTTGATTGGTTCGCCGTACAAGATTAGCCCCTTCTGTTGCGACATAATGAAAAAGAAACCCGCTCATCAGTACACAAAACAGACTGGTGAGTTTCCGATACTAGCAACAATGGCTTCCGAGTCCAGGCTGAGGTATAATGCATGGATAAAGACAGGCTGCAATGCGTTTGATGCGACGTATCCATCGTCTAAGCCAATGAGTTTTTGGACAAATCAAGATGTCCTTGAATACATTGCTTATCATCGTGTGAAAATCCCTAGCGTCTATGGGAATGTTGTAAAATCTAAGAATGGGAAATACGCAACAACGGGGGAAGATAGGACTGGCTGTGTATTTTGCCCGATTGGATGTCATCTTGAAAAGGGAGATAGCCGTAGGTTTGTGCGACTGTCTAAGACGCATCCCAAGCTGTACGACTATTGCATGAACAAACTAGGAATGAAAGAACTACTTGATGCAATCCAAGAACATACTGGATGTGAAAAGCTTTATGTATGATAAGATTAGCTGCTTTGCAGATTGTGGCAGTGAGTGCCTTATAATGCGTGTTCCGTATGATATTGCAGCCACGATGATGAAGAATATGCCTGAATCTGATGCTAAAAACCAACTCATAGAGCGTGCAAGGGTGGCTTCTAGGCGTTCAAAGATATTGAAATCGGCTCTCGATGAAATTTTTGAAAAAAAATAAAAAAAATTACAAAACACCGAACAATTACCCCCATTTTTATACATTATATATAGAGGGGTAATTTTATATGATTATCACTCGTAGACACGGTTCGCCTCCTTACCGTGTCTATTTTCATGTCCAAGAGGCATAGGTGGGAAACTATTGTACACTCCCACCACCTACCGTCATAACGACGAACACGGTATATGGATTTCCCCTTTCGTTCATATGCCGTTACCATGGCAGGGACAAGGTTAATGCCTTGAATCTGCATTGAACGAGAATGGGGATGTGTAGAAAGGGAATTGATATGAATGAGAATTTTGGCGCGGTCGCTCATGTTGAATCTTACGGAGTGACCGTTAGTATTTATGGAACGTTACGGATGCCCTTTGTTAAGGCAATGGACTTAGCTGATTGGATTGACCATCGGTTAGGCCGTACAGAGGTCATGGTTGAGACGTTGGGTATCAGTCCATATCGTGATGAAAACAATGAGCCGTATTATACATTGCGGACAGCTGCAAAAACAATCCTTGAATATTTCCCTAGAGGAAATGGCAAGGCTTTCCTTGATGTGATTCATCGGAAACTCAAGTACCTCAATGTACGTGATGGACGAGAGTATATGAATCATGTTGATGATGATAAGGTATTCTCCATGAATCAGTTTGCAGGAACTGTATGGAATAGATTCAGTATTGGACACAACAAGCTGTATCGTTGGATGGTGAATCATGGATATATCTATAAGACACCTGAGAACAAATACATGCCATATCAGCGTTACATTGACTATGGATGGTTTATTGTCAATCCGCTGAAAGACGATAGGTCCTATACGGAAATCACGAGTTTAGGATCGTTGGTGTTGATGGAATCTCTAGAGCGTCACAACTGACGCTCTTTTGTTTTATAGGAGTGTAGCCAAGTGGCTATGTGTTAAAGATATGAATATTATAGGGATATAGTTTAATGGTTAAAACGATTGACTTTGAATCAATAGATTTCAGTTCGATTCTGAATATCTCCGCCATTGATATGTTTTTTAATACTTGGTGATGAATATTGACAAAATACGATTATAGTAGAGAGAACTTAGCTAAAATAGTCTCTCAGTCTGAATCTATTTCTGATGTTGCAAGAGCCTTAGGAATGACTACGAAGGGTGCAAACCATAATACGTTAAAAAGAAAAATTAACGAATTTGATTTGGACACAAGTCATTTTAAAGGGAAAGGATGGAGCAAGGGCAGGAGCCTTGAAAAAGTACCTATAGAAGATTATTTAAATAATACCAGAAAAATATCTTCATGGAAATTAAAAAATAGACTTCTAGAAGAGCATTTGAAAGAAAATGTTTGTGAAATATGCGGCATATCAGAATGGAATGGAAAGCCAATTTCTTGTCAACTACACCATAAAGATGGAGATAATACTAATAATTCATTAGATAATCTACAAATGTTATGCCCCAATTGCCATAGTCAAACAGATAATTTTGCAGGGAGGAAAAATCGTAAACATAGTGCGAGGAGACGTAAGCATATATCAAATATTGATAGAGCACTAACAAAAGAAGAACGGAGTAAGATAAATCAACACCCTCGACTAGGGCTTAGACGGGTAGCTAGGCCAAGCTATTTACAATTTAAGAAAGAATTAACGGAATTTAATAATAACTATTGTGCGATGGCAAGAAAGTATGGTATTTCTGATAGTGCTATAAGAAAGTGGGAGAAATCCTATAAAAAATATGGGGTTTAGGTCCTGCATCCGTTGGTTCGAATCCAACCACTTCTGCCAATATGAAATTACATGAAATAGCCATCGGTATGTCTGTGAACAGAATCCGTAGAATGGGCGTTGGCATTCCTAGACCTTGCGGAGGGGTCTATAATATCTAACCGTAAATGTCATCGGGGTTTTCACAGGGATTCCGATGACTACATAGATTATTACACTGTATGCATAAAAGCATGGTTCGCTATGAGAATCATTGCTAACCCATATGGTGTTCATCACGGTGAGTCGGGGTAGCTCCCCATAGACAGGTTTCCATTCCTTCCCCTGTCAGCTCACCGTTATTTATGACAAGAACAAGGTTAACGCCTTGTGATTGCGAACATGATATGTGAAAGCTGAAAATTCAGCTGTAACCTATTTAGCTCGTCCGCAACAATGCGGAATCGAGTATCTGGGGTCGTAAGACGCGACCCCTGCTTATGTCGTAGTAGCTCAAGGGATGGACATTCCATCTGTGGCGAGAGCAAAGGAGCATATGCTTAACGAGGTGCACATCGTTAATTAATCCTTGATACGGGTTCGAGTCCCGTCTATGGCTTATTATGCCAATGTGGCGCAATGGTAGCGCAGCGCACCTGTAATGCGAAGGTTGTCAGTTCAATCCTGACCATTGGCTCCATTAAAAAACAATACACAGAAAGGGTTTATCATATGGATGACTACAGAGTACCAACGGATGAACAGGAGACAGTTATTCAATTTGACCGCAATGGCACGGTTTGCCATGTCTATACAACAGACCTCACTGTGATGACAAAGCTTGATAAGAAATACAAGCGTGTCAAACAGGATTATGTTAATAGAAAGCCCATTGCGGCGTACTATGAGTTTGATAAGAGACTACTGTCGTTTCGCTCTAAGGTAATGAAAAAGAATCTTTCCGATGAAGAAAAGAAAAAAGCTAGAGAACAATTAGCGAAGAACAGAAAAATGAAAGGAAAGTAATTTCAATTCTATGTCAAATTTTTAGGTAATACAACCTATATTTGCCTTGTCCTTCCGTTGGCCTATATAGTTAGACCTATTGGAAAAACAAGGAGGAATTTCTATGGCAAACAAGCATCCAGTGCCACCACCACCGAGAATCAATCGAGCAGACCATCCGCATTTTGAATCTGCGGGTATGACATTGGTCGAACAGTACAACCTGACAAACCTTGTCCGTGAAAAGCGCATGCAGGGCATGAGTTACCGTGAGTTGACGGATTACATCAATAACACAAAGGGACTCATTCCGAACAACTATAAGATTTCACACAATTCTATTGCGCGTTACTGTAGAGACCACGGACTTGGCGGGGATGTCTCTGAGCAATCCAATGATGAAGCTGTGAATGTATATAGAGAGAATTGTAAATCTCTCCATGACATCAACACAGCTCTCGATATCATCTCTGTACAACTCGATGAAATGAATAAACAGGTTGGCAAGGGTTCCGTCAATGTAAAGGACCTGAGTGTCATGATTAACTCGTTGGATAAGCTCACACTGCGCCGTCAAACGCTCACGGCATCCATCGGAGAGATGCAGGAGAAAGTATACAAATACGAGACGATCTCTCGTATCATTGGCACAGTGATGGCAAAGGTATCTGTATGGATTACACCAGAACAGTATGAAGAACTCAAAGATATGCTTCGCCAGGACCCGATTCTCTGTGAAGCATTACGTGAAGTTGCACCATCTAACATTTAAGGAGGATAACCATGTCGATGGAAGAGAAGAACAGGCGCATGAACCATGTGAAGAAAGGCAAAGATGTTCGGCGTACCGTGAAGAATAGAGAGGATAAGAAATGGGCGAAAAAGGAAATCATGCAGTACAAGACACGGTGATTGTTGATGGAGATGTCTATATGGACAGCCGTGTGATTGCATGGGAGTTGCACCGCGCTCACAAGGATATCCTCGAAAAGGTACGTAGGTACACAACGGATTCCCTTGATTCTTACTATATAGACAAACAAGGGAAAAGACGAACGTCATATCTTGTCTCTCGTGATGGTTTTATCTTGATGAATATACAAGGACGCGTCGATGAACGACTCAGGATTCTCCATCGTTATGACATGGCTAAATCCGTAACAACTATTGATAAACAGCTCAATGCATTACGTCACGATCTTAATGAATCTGGTGTTGTCCGTCCATGGATTAATCCAAGGTATCAGCTTGATAATCTCAAGTCCATCTACAAGGATGTGACTGGTGATGATACGCCGAGAGGTTTCTATGATTCCATCGGTGATTGGATGGGTATCAATGTACCCTATAGCCATCGTTTGAAAATCACTGTACGGGATTGGATTTTACAGAATATCCCGATTGAGAAAATCAAGGAATTCGTCACAGGTATTCAATCACACACCATTGTCCGTAGCGAACGAGGGCATTGGATTTGTCTTGGCGGATTCGACAACAACACCGTTGAATGGGACAAGATTGTCAATGAATTCCATGGAAAGTGCGCATACTGTGGCGAAGAGAAGCCATTGTTGCCAGAGCATATCATTCCGCAAACAGTGCTCAGTAAGGAGCATCCAGAGCTTGTCGATAGGATTCAGAATGTTGTTCCTAGCTGCTCTGATTGTAACCATAGCAAATTACGGTACAACTGGGAGCGATGGTTTAAGAGTCAACCATTCTATACAGAGTCCCGTTTCAATGCGATAAAAAGACATATTAACAAATACAAGATGTAAGGGAGGTGTCAAAGATTGTCCACTGATATTATGAAGGAAATCTTTGGTAATTCCCTTAGACGCACGGGAGAAAAAGAGACCCCTAAAGACCGAGCAGCGCACGACTTTCAGTTTTTCTGCGAGTATTATCTAGCTGATTACTTTACATCCCCATGGAGTGAAGCGTTCCACAAATGGCTTATACACAAATACGAAGACATCATCTTCAATCACAAGGATGAACAGAACAAGGTCTGCGTCTCGTCCCCACGAGGTCATGCTAAGTCAACCTTGTCATCTTTTGCGTTTGTCCTCTGGTGCGCGTTGTATGGCTATAAGAAGTTCATCGTTATCATCTCGGCAACGGCCATTGTTGCTAAACAGTTCATCCTGAATATCCGTGATGCGATTGAATTTAATCCATTGATTAAGCGTGATTTCGGCAGTCTCAAGAATGATAGTCTGTGGAACTCTCAGGAGCTGCTTCTTCGTACTGGTGCTTATATCATCTGTAAAGGCGCAAACGCACAGCTCCGTGGACTTCAGTTTGGCGGCACTCGTCCTGACCTGGCACTCCTTGATGATATGGAGTCCCAGGAAGAAGTCGATAGTCCAACACAGGTTGATTCATTGGAACACTGGTTGACAGCAGATGTCATCCCGATGCTTTCCGTTGATGGAGACGCGATCTTCATCGGAACGGTACTGAGTTACAACTCTGTTCTCTGGAGACTCCTGACAGAAGCAAGGTTTGCATCGTGGGAGCGCAAGAGATTCCAAGCAGTCATTGAATTTTCTCCGAGCAACCTTTGGGCTGAATGGGAAAGCATCATGACAGACCTGTCACGCGGTGACAATGCCTATCGAGAAGCCAAGAATTTTTACAACGAACATAAAGAAGAGATGCTTGATGGTGCTAAAGTTCTTTGGCCTGACCAGAGAAAGGACCAGTACCTGTACCTCATGGAAAAGCGCTTGGAATCCGAGGAGTCCTTTGCTAGTGAGTATCAGAATGACCCGATGACAGAGAATCTTCGTGTATTCAAAACAGAGTGGCTTGAGAACAACTATTACGAGGAGACTCCTGATATCAAAGAGGTCAACATTGCGCTTGACCCTGCTGTCAGTACGTCCCGTACCGCAGACTATTCGGTCATCCTTGTATTAGGGCGAGGAACAGACAATTACTTCTATGTACTTGAGTGCGATGCTCAGAAGAGAAGCGGCGACAAGCTCATTGATGATGCAAAGAAAATTATTGCAACATACTATAGATATCGTCCGAAGATTATCTGTGAGACCAATCAGTTTCAGGCATTCTTCTCGACAACATTACAAAAAGACTTGATTGACTCTGGTATTTATTTGGAATGGATTGATGTCATGCATATGGGTAAAGATAAAAAGAAAACTCGTATCGAAAGCCTTGCGCCCCATATCCGTCAAGGCCACATCAAATTCAAGAAGGACCAGAGTTTGTTACTATATCAGCTGCGTATGTACCCTAGGACTCATGATGATTGCCCTGATGCACTCCATATGGCAATCAGTCCAATGCTCGAATCGTCAATCGCCAAGTTCTCCTTTGGCAGTTTTGGCGGCAACACGACACACAACGAGAACGGCTCTAGGATGACCATAAGGCAGCTCGGTGAACAATTAAAGAAATGGGGAGGTGAAACTTACGAATAAATTACAGAGATTCCTTGCATCCAAGATTCCATCCATGAAACTCTTGTGGACTGACCGATATGGCATGAATATCCCAAATGAGAATAAGGCACGGAAAATGACGTTACCTCCCCCAGACAAACGGAGACTCCGTAACCTCTCCCGTGAACCTATCGTGCGAAAAGCCATGAATATCATCAGTGATGCCGTGTCATCAATGCCATACACCATTGATGTGATTGCCCCAGGACGCAAGAAGTATGTCAAAGAGATTGCTGTGATTCAGAATATCATCGAGCATCCGAACGTCATTGATAGTCGGCGCAGCTTCACGAAGAGAATCATGGACGATGCACTGGTCTTAGATGCGATGGTTGTTGAAGCGGCCAAAGGAAGTGACCGTAATCATCCCATTTACCTTTACCCTGTAGATGCAGGGACAATCAAGCTGCTTGAACCATGGGATTACACGAATCCGCATGGATTCCGCTATGTACAGGACCAAGAGCATGGTGCTCAGAAGTTCACGGCAGACACGATCTTCTATGGCACTCGTCAGAATTTCACGGATACACACTATGGCTGTTCTCCTGTCCGCTATGCATACAAATACATCAGTGATTACATTGAAGCCTGTGCAAGAGCTAACGATATTGCGACGAATACAACGTCGAGCTTTATTGTCGGACTCAAGGATGCAACTCCAGAGATGGTTGAGAAGTTCCGTGACTACATGACAAATGAGATTGAAGGTACAGGTCATATCCCTGTCGTTGGTGGTACGGATATTGATAGTAGGCAGATTCGTAGCATCAACAAGGACAACCTTGGTATCGACTGGATTGACAGGCTGACAAAAATCATTGCTATGTCTTTCAGTATCCCTCCTGAAGAACTCGGTATTACCATTCAGAACGATAGAAGTACTGAAGATGACCGTGATAACTCCATGACAGAGGGTGCAATCAAACCATACGCCTATCTCCTTGAGGACTTGTATAACAACTACGTCATTGCAAAGATGGGACTTGGTGGTGTACTAAAATTCCGATTCATCCATGAGGATAGTGAGAATCAGAAAACAGCAAAGAGTACACGGCTTGTCAATGAATATAAAGCTGACCTTATTACGGAGAATGAGTTCCGTACACTTTGCGGATACGAAGAGAGTCAGTCGAAATACGCCAATATGACACACGTTGAAAAGACAGCTAATCTCAATGTTGACCTTGGAATCGCAGGCGGTGGCGGCTTCAATGGTGTTGGTGATGTTAAGAATACAACAAAAGATGATGGTAGCAAGAAGGATGGTGATAGTGGTTGAGTAAAGAATTGATGAAGAGTTCCTTGACAGAAGTCACAATGTCCTCGGAACTTGGTAAGATGGTTATCAATGGCTGCATTACGAAGATTGGCAAAGCATCTACTGGTGCTCCTTGTGGTACTGATGGAAAGCTCGCTGTGTTTACCGCAGAATCTATTAAGAAATGCGCCGATACATTCGTCGGTATGCCATTGAACTGCACATATCCTGATGGATGGTTTGCAGATGGTACGGATTTGTTTACGAATCACGGCGATATGAACATTGGTTATATCCGCAGTGTTGAAGCGAAAGACGATAACCTTATGGCAGAAATCGTCGTATGGAAAGATAAATTCCCTGAAGAAGCATTCATGATTGTGAATGGCGCAGAAGCACTCGGCTTTAGCGTTGAGTGGTATGCAACGCAGACACATGAAGATGAAGAAAATGTCTATATGGATGAATTTCAGGGTGCTGGCTGTGCAATCCTTTGGAAGAACTGCGCAGCTTTTAGTGACACGTTTATTGAGACTCTTGCAGCAAGCAGAGATAAAAAGAATAGGAGTGATAATTCTATGAATGAACAGGAAAAGAAAGAGATTATCGACAGCATTATGGCTGGTTTGGATGAGAAGCTGAAAGGCTACGAGGAGAAAATTGGTGAGATCAAGGCGTCCGTCGAGAAGGTTAAGGGTGACGTTGATGAATCCGTAAAGGCTTCGATTGAGGAAGTCAAGGCAGATATGGAGAAGGCCAAGGATGAGTTCAAGGCATCTGTTGCTGTTCCGCAGCCGAAAACGCAGGAGCCTGCAAAGAACCCGTTTGAGGGTGGCGAGGAGAAGTCCAAGGAAGAGAAGATTGCAGAAATCAATGCTTCCAACATGTCTCTCGCTGATAAGCTCCATGAGATCACGAAGATTCGCTACGGTAAGTAATTTAGACTAACAGACAAGACTGTTGCATTTGCAATGGTCTTTTTTTATTGGAAAGGATGATGTGAATAATGAGTAATGGTGTACTTTTTAGTGCGGCTATCGCAACTACAGACAAAGGTCAGCCGATTAAGGCTGCATCGAATCCGATTAGCGTTTACAATGAAGACCATATGTTGGTCGTCGGGGACTATGACAAGGTCCTCCATGATTATCTGAAACGTGACTTTGCACTTGCTGTTAAGGTCAACAGTGTCCGTGCATCGGGCTATCCGCATGTATGGAATGAGCAGAAGGGTCTCCCTGCAAATACGCAGGCTGTTGACCCGAAGGTCGGCTTTGGCACGACGGATGCTCCGTCTTATCGTCCGAAGACGCTCTCCACGGAATACAAGCGTGATAACTGGAAGCAGGCATTTGCTCGTTGCTATTCTACGGGTATCCGCTATGATTACTTCACGCGCCAGATGGAGAATAACTACGGTACGTTCGAGAATCTGACCGAGAAGGACTACAACGACATGTTCGTTGACTTCACGAAGACTACGTGCAATGACTTCTGGAATGGCGCAACGAAGTTTGACGCAACGGATGCATTTACGTACTACGGTGTTATCGCTCAGATTTCTGAGAATAAGGACAATGTTACGGCTATTGCTGATGGCACGAAGATTGCCGATGCACTCAACACGAAGATTGCAAACCTCATGGCTCGCCTTGACTACACTGGCTACCCGGATGTCATTGCAATGAACCCTGCAACGTATGACATTCTCATCAAGGAAGAAGCAGAGCGTTCCCTGTATCAGCGTGATATCACGACGGAAATTGTCCCGGGCGTCAAAGTTCCGGCATTCTTCACACCGATGGGCAAGCTCCCGATTGTCCTTACGCCGTTCATTAAGCCGACGGTTGATTCCTCCGCTGGTACGACGAAGCACCAGATCGTTGCAATCAATTCGGCTATGATTGACCGTATCTGGCTCTTTAATGACGCCCCGAAGGTCTATGAGATTGCTAACCCGGAGCTCCCGCTTGCAAATGACCGACTCCTCACGGATAAGTTTGTACTCGACTTTGCCAACTACATCGTCCATGGTGTTGACACGGGTATGCACTTCATCCTCACGAAAACGGTGAAGAACTGATAACTAAGTGAAATCGTCGCTTGGCATTCAACCAACAAATAAACAAACCATGCGGCTTTTATAGGAGGTAGTTAGATGGCAAGAACAGCAAAAGCAGCAGCAACAACGGAAAAGCCAGTTGTTGAAGCAACGGATAAACCAGTGGAGTGTGAAGTGAAAGACTTTTTGAAATCTCATGGTTCTATCATGCTTGGCACTCACTTCATTCCGATTGTTGGTGGTAAGGTCAAAATCAGTGCAAAGACAAAGGAAATCTTTGAGAAAAGTGGGTTCCTGAAATGAAAACGTATCTGACTGAGGATGAAATCCCCCTGTACTGTGGCCTTATCAGTGGCGTCAAGATGGAACACATCGAAGCGGCTACAACGCTCATTGATGCATTTAAAGGACGTTCATTTTATCCAATGGAGCATACAGAGCGTGTTGAGTTGAAGCATAAGCGTGTAGACCATGAATTCCGTGGGAAACTCAAGCATTTTCCTCGTGTTTCCATTGAGAAGGTCACGGCAAAGACACATGGGTTTTTTGGAGATGACACATTGACTCTGAATGCAGACACACTGGATTTCGACGATGATGAGTCCCTGTATTTTACCTTTGAGTTCCCTCAGTCGTTCATGTTCCGTAAGCCACCGAAGTATCTTAAGGTTACTTATAAGAGTGGTTATGCGGAAATCCCAGAAGCAGTAAAGCGGGCATGTGGAATCCTTGCCTGTAACATCAAGCAGATGGGCGGTACATTACGGTGGAAAAGCCGTGATGACTATGACGTCAAGGTAACACTTAGTGACTCTGGTGTGTTCTCTCCAGAGATTGAGAATATATTGCGAGGTGTAGAGATTCAATGAATGTACTGGCTTACTATACTGACCGAATGGAACCATTGACGAATGAACATGGAGCAACGGAACAAGCCCTGGTATTGCGCAGAGGTAAGACAATGAGTCCACAGACGATTGCAGACGGTAGAGTGATGCTTGTAGACCTTGGGACACAATTTGTTGGCGGTGATATCTTATCGCGACAGAATGGTGAGCAGTATTTCATCGTATCAAAACAGCAGAGTTCAGACTGTGTTCAGATTCAGGGTAAACGAGTGAATGCCCATGTCAATATCAGTGCATTAACGGACAAATATGTGAATCATAAAAAGGTTGGCACAGAAGAAACCGTGATTATTACGGACTGTCCAACGTATTATCAAGATGTGTCGGCGGCAATGCACACGTATGACGCAGGACTTTTACCGAAAACCGTGAAGCGCATCGTTATCCATAATTCTATCAAGGTGAAACTCCTTGACCGTGTTTCGTTCGGTGAACGGAACTATCAGGTAGACAACATTGATACGGCCAAGTATGTCGGATTGTATGAGCTGCAATTATCAGAGGATACACGACAATGAGTAATATTTCTAAGGCCGTCACTCAGTGGGCAAATAAGAATATCGCGGACATTAAGGGCGAATGGGGGAAATCAACCATTGAAGGTAACGCAGAAATAAATTTCAAGATCACGAAGGACAGCCCCGATGAAGTCACAGGTGAATTTACCGCGAGTGGACAGAAGATGTGGATGAATGAATATGGCTCTGGTTCTAGACTAGACCGTAGCAATCCGTTTTTATCCCAATACACCAGTTCATCGGTATTCAACAGGGAACGCCTAAATGATACTGGTTTTGAATATGCAATCCGTACAAGGCCGTCTGGTCATTACTACCAAGACCTTGATGGTAATAATCATAGAGGTTCTGGCATTGGTATGCCGCATGGACTCCGCCTTGAAAGTAAGACTACTTTTGGAGATATGGCAGTCAAGCCACATGAGCCTAAGCATACCATCAAAGAGACCTTGACTGGCAATACGGTATATAACGAACAATTCAAACAAGATTTATTGAATTCGTTTGGCGCAACAATACAAGAGTCCATTGCAAAGGTGGTGCGTAAATCATGAACGCATTTGAGTTTGGTAATGAACTCTGGAATCTATTCACGAATGACGAGACTCTGGTGAAGCTATTGGATGTCGATGTGGACGATGAATCATCGTATGTAAAGCACTATCGACAAGAAGATGTAGCACCAGAGCTTTTTAATGTGGAGAACTTGCCGTCCATTGCATTTTACTTTGCAGACGCAGGCTCTACCGTGAATGACTATTTGAATCTCGGACTTCTACGTATTGACATCTACACATCTTATCGAGATGACGTAGAGCCAATCCGTAAACGTATCGTTGATATCATCCACGAGAGATTCGACGAGCGTGTCCGTGCGGAAGGACAGAGGAGTTCGGGTATCACCAATGTATACAAATATAGACTGGAGTTTACTCCATTGATTTTCACATGAGAAAGGATGATGTGTAGATGGCAGTTAAAGACCTTCTGAATAAAGGACTGCTCCTGCATGGTATTGGTGCAGGCGTTCTGAAGAGTGTCACTGGCAAGATCGCTGAGATGACTACTTCCCAGAGCATGAATATGAACATTACGGCAACGACAGAGGATGTCTATGGCGGTGACGGCCTGTTCCCGCTCTATACGTACATTTCCAAGAAGGAAGGTACGGTTGAGATTACGAACGCTGAGTTTAAGCTCTCTCAGGTACAGATTGCACAGGGTACTAAGATTACGGCAACGGGCAATAAGCGTAACTACCGTGTCCTCATCACGAAGGACGATAAGCAGCTCATCAAGGACGGTGCTCTGACTGGTGTTGAAGCCCTTGCAGTCATCGGTCCGGATGGCAACGATGCATCGGCTGCTGTTACGGTCACGGATACTGGCGCTGTAACCTTTGGCGAAGCTGCGGTTGCCGGTGAGTATGTTGTATGGTTCAAGGCAACGGATGCTAACAGTGTTAAGGCCGAGATGCTCAAGAATGCAATGCCGGAAGTTGCAACGTTCAACTGGATGTTTACCACGGAGGATTCCGAGGGCAACAAGTATCAGATTGATATCTATGCTCGCCGTGTCCGTGCTGATGGCGAACTCAAGATTGAGACGGCTCGTGACAAGGCAACCACTCCGTCCCTCAAGATTAAGATTCTTGACCCAGGTGATGGCCATGATGACTTTGCAGTTGTCACGATCACGCCGCTTGCTGCTTGATGATTTAGTAGCTTAACTTTGGGACTGACTACGGTCAGTCCTTTGTTTAAACTACCAAGTTACAAGGAGGTAACAATACATGGCAGAAGAAAAGAGTAACGATAATGTCATTGGACTCTATGAGATTGTCCGTGACCGCTATGGCAAGAAACATAAAGTATATAGTGCAAAGTTCAAGGACTTGCATACGATTATGAATTTCACTCAGCATTACAGCCCAGATTCCTTTGGCCTCTACATGCTTGCCCCTGTGATTGACAAGGATGGCGAGGTAGACATGGATGCAGAGGGCAACATCAACTATGACAACGGATTCTATGATGACCTCATGGAGATGATTGAGATGGCACTTGACCATCGTGAGACTCGTGAGCAGATCGAAGAATGGCTCGATGTAGAGGTTGCTCGGAATATCATCATGGTCTATCTTCGCGTTTCTCAGTTTAAAAAAAACAATCCATTAAATCTGGAGAAGAGACTCATTGGCGAAATCTGATTGCAAGCCTTGTTCAGAACACGAGTCTCAACGTACATGACATTGAGGAACTTCGTATCAATGAAATGGAGGACCTGTTGCAGGGTATCAGTGAGAATAACGAGGAACTGAATAAGAAGTACGGCAATGGTGGCAAGGAACAGCTTGAAGGTGATGATGCTATCCATGCACTCCTTGGAAAATAACTGTTGACAACTTTTGATATACGACGTATAATCGAAGAAAACAAGGAAAAAATGTTAATAGTTGTGTAAAGGAGGATTACAAAAATGAAGCGGCTACTCATCATTTTCATGACATTATTCGCATTCTCATCAGTATGTTTCGCAGATGGCAATGAAGACGTATTGGATCACGATGAACAGTTTGCGTATGATTGTATTGACAAGTGGTATACCTTCCTAGATAATAGCAAGGTACGTTTCAAAGCAGTCGATGCAACAGACAAGGACAACGTCGAAAAAGGATTATGCGTAATATCCTTGGAAGTACCTAATCAGTTCGGTGGAATGTCATTCAGAAACTACTGGTTCCAAGACGGAAAACCAGATTCAGTATACGACGGCATCGGTGACAGCGATGTTTGGAATAGGTTCGATATAGCAAAGATGAACAGGGTGTGGAAGGAAAAACATCCACCCGAGCAGTGAATATACAATAGAATAACGAAAAGGGGTATCATGGTAAAACATGGTATCCCTTATTTTTTTATGTTTGGAGGGATAAAATGGCAGATAAACAACAGTTGGTATATGAGATTAATATCATTGCCAACGGTACGGATAAAATTGAGGGTGTCAAGAAGTCCCTCGAAGGTGCAAAAGACCTTGTCGATAAAATGAATAACACCAACCTCAAGATTGGTGTCAACGGTGATTTTGAGTCGAAGATGCACACGATTTCGCAGGACTTGCGTGAGGTCAGACGTGGCATTGAATTGCTGAACAAAGGTGCGACCATTAATATTTCTGGCGTACCTCAGACAGAACAGTCGCTTCGTGCTTTAGAGAAGACCTTAGAGGATACGCTGAGAAACATCAAGGCTACTTCTTTCAACAACGTTGCTAATGACATGGCAAAACTGCAAGAAGCCGCAAAGAAAGATAGTGATGCCATTGACAAGCTAATGAAGAAGTACGAGAGACTAACGCAGACATTCAATAGTGCAACGCAGAACCGCAAGGTCATTCCTGAGTCAACATGGTATAACCGCAGGGACTCTCTTGATGGTGTCATTGCAAAACTCAGGGAATACGGCATTGTTCGTGACAACGTATACCGTAGCGAACAGTATGCCACCCATAAGTCATCCATTGAAGGATACATTCAGGCACAGAAACGCCGTTTGGAGCTAGAGAGCCAGATTGAGAAGGTCATTGATAGACAGACAGTTGCCATGGAGCGTGGCCAGCAAGTTAAAAAAGCTGACTTTGATTTATCCATGAGACAGCTACAGCAGCTCCTTGCTGAATACAACAAGCTTGGTGGAACCAAACAGTTTACATCTCCGTTCTCTGCATTTAAAACGTCCAGTGAACAGAACAAGGCTATCATGGCACAGAACGCCGAAGCATGGTCTACGGGACTCAAGACATATTCTCAGGAGCTATCACGATTGATGGCACTGCAAGAGCAGATGTACATCCTTTGGCGTCATGATGGTACACAAGAAGCACGAGAGAACCTTAATAAGCTCGCTGAGAGTATTGCAAAAGTCCGTGCGGAACAAGAAGCCTATCAGAACTCGACAAGACCTGTGACTCAGCCCGTAGACCCGTCAACGAAATGGGCAGAGGGACTCCAATCGTATACACGTGAACTCCGTAGACTTGAAGAGGTACAACAGAAAGTCTTTGCGGCATGGAAGAGTGACCCAACGGCTGCTAATAAACTTGCATTGGATAATGTAAAGGCAAGCCTTGCGTCGGTACGAAAAGAGTATGAGGAATTCCAGAAATCCATTGGCAAAGCCGGAGCAAACATCAATAAAACCAATGGATATTTCACGTCGTTTACACAGAAGCTCCGTAGTCATCTTTATTGGATTACCGCAGGATCGTTGCTTGGAGCTGCCTTTGCTGTACCAACGGAGACATTCAATTCTCTTGTTCAACTCGATGAAGAGATGCATAACTTGGCAACGGTAATGCCACAACTTGAGGGACAATCCGAAGAAGCTGTCAAAAAATACCAGGCAGAGCAGCGAGAACTCATCAATACAGCCAGTGAATACGGTGCATCTGTAAAGGATGTCATGGAATCCGCACGACTCTGGGGACGTATGTACAAAGACCAAGCAACGGTCAATACACTGGTATCACAGTCGGCTAAACTTGCAGTTGCCGATAACTTCTCTATGGCAGAGTCGACGAAAGCCGTAGAAGCCGCAATGTTCCAGTATGGACTTGTTGCGAAAAACAGTGCAGAAGCATTGGCGTATTCTAATAAGATTGTCGATGTATATACAAAACTGTCACATAATGCCGGTGTTTCCGCACAGGACCTTGCAGCAGGCGTAGAACGCTCTGGTTCTGTCGCTAAACAGGCAGGAATCTCCTTTGAATTCCTCAATGCGCTCATTGCACAGGGCACTCGTGCAACGGCATTGAGTGGTGCGGAAATCGGTAATATGCTCAAGACAATGCTTGCATCGTTCAACAGTGATAAGGCTGTGAAGGAACTCAAGAAACTCGGCATTGCAACCACAGAGACAGTCAATGGCGTGAAAAAGGTACGTTCTGCGCAGGCTGTATTGATGGACGTTGCAGTTGCCGCGCAGGGAACTAATAAAGACCTGAAAGACCTCTGGATTCAAATGAGTGGCGGTAGACGATTTGCCGCATGATATAGAAATATATCATTAGTATGTTTTAATAACGGTTAAACTCCAATGGCAGGACAAGACCGTGGTAAAACCCATAAGGGGAACCGTAGAGACTACAAATAACCGCCTTAACATGTAATGGTGAAGGATGAATGTATAGTCCGATCTCACGATATAGCCAACAAATGAAACGTGAGAGCATGGCAGAAATGACCATGCCCGTAATTATAAGTCATGATAAATAGTCATGGCTTATTTTTATGAGTAACAACATGAAATTCCAGTGGGCAAAAGCAGCAGCAATGTTCAGTAACTATCAGGAAATCATCAAGAACTGGGGTCTCGCCGTAAACTCCATGGGATTTACTGATAATCAGGTAAAGAACCAGATGGATTCTCTGTCTCGCCGTATCAACAAACTCAAGGCTGACTTGACTGGCTTGGTTGCACAGGGTGGTAATAGCGGCTTAACGCAGTGGCTCAAGGAATGTGTCACGGAATTAGACAACCTCGCTAAGTTCTTATCGACAGTCAGCACATCTACATATCATTTCATTGGCAGCTTCACGAAGTTGCTCATGATTATGTATCTTGTAAATAAGGCAACGAGACTCCTGCGAACGTCATTGAATATGATTACAACTAGTGGTGCAACAGCGACGATTACTAGTATGTCTACGGCATTTGCATCGGCTACAACCACAGCAGAGGGACTGAGGGCTGCTATCATTGCACTGAGGCACTCCATTAATCTTCTGAAAGCCGCTGCAACGGTTGGTGTATCCATTGCGATTGACCTTGGGCTTGAAGCACTGACAGATTATATCGACAACACAACTAATGCCGTAGAAAAACAGACGGAAGCCGTGTCTAACGATATGGCTGTAAAGCGTCAACAGATTGAGATGTATAACCAACAAGAGGATTTCCTTGACGCATTGTTTGTTGCCCATCAAAAACTCACAGCTGAAATTGAGAGTTCTACAGTTAGCGACGAGAAGAAAAAGAAGTTACTTGAAGATCGTATTGAAACAGAGAACCAGATGGCAAATGTTGTTGGGGGGTCTGCAGTACAACAGATGCAAGCCGATAACTGGACGGATGCATCAACCAAAAAGGTAAGGGACAACTATGTAAATGCAACGGAAGCTAAGAAAAAATCCTTGGCGCAATTCTTGTCGGCAAAACAACAAGAAGCAGTTAAAAACTATAGAATTGCCACGGAGAACATGCAGAATTGGAAAGAAGAAACTGACCAATTTTGTAGGGCAACTGGCGACAAGATTAATGCACTACACGCATATGTATCTGCACAGGAATTAGTTGCCACGGTCGAGGAAAAGGTTCATCAATTACAAAAATCAAGTGCAGAACAAGGTCTTGAGAACTTCAAGCAGAAACAATATGAACTCAGTCAACTACAAAATGACCCAAACCATGAATGGACAAGTAGTGACCAAGAGGCATTAGATAATGCTAATCGCATGGTCAGCCGATTGAATGGCGATGTTGATAGACTAAACAAAGAAATATATAATGATAGACATACTATTCAATGGGAGCAGACAGGCGCGGAACTTGCAAAGGAAGAAGAAGCCGCAAGGAAAGCCTTTATGGATATAGGTGGAGCTAATCTTGTTAATCCTGGTGGCGTCATGAGTCCTGATGACTTTCTACAAAAGTGGGGTTCAGGAGAAGGCGCAGGTGGCGACGAGTATAACCATACACCAACCAGTAAGCAACACCATGAGCGCAAGAAGAAGGACCCGAATTATGTCAAGGAAGACTGGCAGTATGGAGACACGACTTCCCAGATGTTTGCAGAGCTGTCCAAGAAATTCGAGTCGAAGTTCGATACAAAGAATGGCCTTGATATGGCTACGTTGTCTGCTATCGTCACGAAATTGACTGGTATCAACACTTTGGACTTTGACGGGGTGTCTGACCCATTCGGTACTGGTGGACGCAATACATGGGAATCTGGACGTTTGTTTTATCAGAAGATGGCTCCGTATTTAGCACAGGGGCTCAGTGTGCCCCAAGCACTTGGCCATCTGACTCCTGGTATCACCGACGAGGAATGGAAGACATGGCTCGATGATAAAGCACTGTATCTCCGTAACAAATACAATTACACCAAGAATGACCAGAGATTCAGTGACCCTAATGAGCAATCAGGGGGACTCTATGACCTCGGTGGTGCACCTACGTCTGGTGGAGGAGACGAAGACTATGTCGGCAATGATGTTGATGAAGGCCACTTATGGGAACTTGCAGTCATAGCGGCTAATCAGGCAAAGGTTGTAAAGGACCCATTGTATTATTGGCTTATCATGATGCATGAGTCTGGACGAGGTAAAGACGGTACATCTGTAGCAAATCATAACTTCGCTGGTCTTGGTGGCGGTTCAGGAGTTGACATGCAGACCGATGCTAATTTTGCGAGCACTTTCGCTAGAACGCTCGATGGAATGTTTACGTCTGCACCGAACAATATTGGAGAACTTGTCTATGGCATGTATACTCATGGCTATTTCACAGGTGATGCTGAAGCATATCAGTCTGACCTTGAGGGGATTAAGAATGAAGGTCTCGTTAGCGGTGGCAACAACCAGGGCACTGGTGTATCGTCTGCACCCATTGGAGATGCTGTATATGACGAAGCATTAAAAGAGTCCGCAGAACGCAAAGGACAAGCCCTTGGCGCAAACACATGCGCTGCCTTTGTTTCTTATGTCACTCGCGGTATCGGTGCAAACACAGGTATTGATGACCCATTAGTTAAGAATTGGGTTGATAAGGCTCAAGCGAATGGCGCATGGGTTGATTCTTCTAGTGGACAGACAGCTCCTAAAGGCTCGTTGGTTGTATGGAGCCGCGAAGGAGAACAGGATGGTAATCCGTGGATGCATATTGGTATTTCCGATGGCCAAGGCGGTTGGATTTCTTCGGATACACACGGACTCAAGCATCACACTGGCCTTGATTCCTACTATAGTGGGAATGGATATAACTATGCTGGTTATATTGATATGGCAAAGTTAACTGGCGGACAGACTGTATCTGGGTATGCGACTCCAAGAAAGCCCTCCTTCTGGAATGGCCATAAGAGTTCCCTTGCTGACTTCACGAGAGACCAGATTGCAGAGACCATCTATGACCAAGACCGTCAGCAGAAACTCTATGAGGCTCGTAAGAAGAACTTTGAGTATCAGATGAAGATTCACGGTGAGACCTATGCATTACTTCGTGCTAACGATGCAAACGAGAAAGCATACTATGAAGCCTTAGAGAAGAACCGCAAGGGCTGGGCTGATAAATACGATGAACTCACAGATGCTATCTCTCAGAATCTTAATGAACACGTAGAAATCAAGCAGAAGCTCGACGGCAAGAATATCTTTGATATGCCACAGGATGAGCTGAATAAGCTCTTAGACCTGTCCAAAGGCGATGACCCAGAGCTTAAGCAACTCGTTGACAATCTGTTCAAGGTACGTGAACGACTCAGTAATACCGATAGTAAACTCGTTGAAGCCCGTACTGCTGAGAAGATTCGCAACGGTTATATGAACCCTGAACAAGATGAGGATTATAGGCTCAAACGTCTGGACAAATGGTATAACCGTACAACGGCCAATAAGACAGATGGAGAGAAGTATACGGATACTCATGAGTATTACCAAGCACAGCTTGAAATTTATGAGGAACGCCGTGCACGCCAAACGAAAAAGCTCATGGACATTCGTAGACGTGACCAAGAGCAGCTTGAAGACTACTATAACCAGATTGATGAGCTAGAGCATGGCAAGAGGAATGAAAAGGGCGAAGTCACACAGAAGGGACTTGACCAGTACAATGGTGATTCTTCAGATGAAGCCAAGGATAAGATTGCAGAGCTCAAGGCTAAAATCAAGGACCTCAAGGAGAACACCGACCAACTTGCAAAGCATGGCAGTGAGAATTTCCAGAAAGTACAGAAGGAAGTCGAAGATACCGAAGCGAAAATCCGTGAGATCGCTGAGAAAGACAATGAAGTCACGAAGAATCTCTGGGATACCATTGAGAATGATATTGATGATATGTTCTTCGATATTATCAAGCAGGGTGGTTCGTTCAAAGAGTCTTGGAAAAAGCTCTGGGATGACGTTGCCAAGATTGCATTGCAACAAATCATGCGCATGACGGTCAACAAATGGCTGTTCAAGATGCGCACGACGATTGACGATGCGATTGACAATAGGAATGCAGGGAAAAACGCTGCTATCAATGCAGGCGTCGGGCTTGCATCGAGGTTCACAACATCGCCAAAGAGATGGAATCAGGTTGCTACTGGTAATCGTTATCTTGATATGGCGAATGGCGTAACGAATGGCAACTTCTTCCCCATGAAATCCAGTGGTGCTTCTGATAAACTTGCGACGAATATCAATAAGTCCGTGCAGGCCACCAGTAAGCTCAGTAACGTCACACAAAAAGCAACTGCGCTTACCAACGTGTCGAATACATTGACGCAGACAGCAACTGCAAAGGGTGCATTGAATACTTCGGCTACCACAGCGCAGACTATGGCAACTCAGGCTAATACTTTGGCAATGCAGGCTAATACCGAGGCAAGGATAATGGCAGGAACCCCAATTACTCAGTTTGCCAATGGTGGCTCTATTTCCTCTCGTCTGCTTACCGCAGCATATGCTAATGGCGGCTCTATTCCAGGCTATGCAAGCGCAGGGCTTATCCGTGGAGCAGGCACAGGGAAATCCGATAGTATTCTTGCGTATCTTGCCAATAAGGATAAGTTTGTATACCTCTCTAATGGCGAATACGTCATGACGGAAGAAGCAACGAATCGCATCGGAAAAGACAATTTAGATGCCATGAATTACGGTAAATTTGCCGATGGCGGTGCGTTGAATCCAACTCCTTATGTCCCACAAATTTCCCCTAGAATTGCAAGGAGAATTGAGAATATCACACCGAATAATCCTAATGCACGCATGGAAAAACTCATGCAGGAGCAGACGGATACCATTCGGAATATGGGTAATTCCGATGGTTCTGGCAATGTGATTGTGTTGAATACACACGCATCTAGTGATGATGTTTTAAATGCAATCCAGAAGAATCCAAGGGCATTCCAGGCTATCACACAAAGACAGAAACGTCACGGTTTCCGTAGTTAAGATACTATAGCATGTATGCATAGGAGCTATATGTTTCTATGCATATTTCTATGGTATCTTGAAATAAATGTCCATCGGTAGTGTACAAAATATGCTGAGAAAACACATAGAAAAGGCATATGGGCGCATTAAATATGGCAAAAATAGAACATGCTTTAGAACGATAAGTAAAACTTTGATTAAACTTTCAAGATTTACCGAACAATATGCCCGAAAAAAGACATTATATATAGAGGGACAAATAAAGAGGGTATCATTGGATATACATTGAAACTCCATACAGACTTCGTGAACAACAATGGATGAAGCCTTAGAGATTTGACTTTGGTCCTTCCATTGAGATTCACGATAAGCTATGAGAGTAATGAATGGATACTGAATGGTTTTGACATTCTCCTGTTTATAAAATCATTTGCGATAGCAAATATTTACGAAGTAAATCCTTCAAGGAGATAACATTGAAAGCATTGTCCTTAAAGAAGCTATTGAGTAGTAGTTGAAATACTATGAGATATATCTCATAGACAAACAACGAAAATTCAATAGCTTCTTTTTGTACAATGAATCAAATATATCTCTTTGATTTGATTTGCTTACGCAAATACTTACTTCGTAAGTGATTTGTTTAATCAAGACAAGCATGTCCCTCCCATTCAAATAACATGAATATCATTGATGACAATGGATAGAACCTTAGTATTAAACCTTGGTTCCTCCATTGAATACAATGAATACCATGAAATACCAATGAAAGGAGGTATGGAATGGCCATTGATACATTCACACTGATTCCTTATGGAAAAGTCAAAATATCATATGCATGGTCATCCGATGAATATGAATCGGAGAATGGTACGAAACTCTATCGTCGCAAACGTATCCATGCAAAGAAAACATATAGCTTCACTATACAGGGCATCCGTGAAGACATGGATAAACTCATGGATTTTTACAATGCACATCATGGGCAGCTCGATCCATTCTTCTTTGAGTACGACGGAATCAAGGACTTGTGCTATTTCTCTAGTACACTTGCCGTAAAACAGACCGTAGCAATGAAAGAGATTCAGATGTTTTCCTGTGATGTTGCATTGGAAGTCAAAGCACAGTCCGTGTCTTATCCCGATGCATCAACCGATGATATATTGCCATCGCCATACAAGGACTTCACGCGGACGATTGACTGGAACGTCCAAGTGCTTGAAATGGGTGCTACGGATAGACGTGCGAAGTCCGATAGGAAGCACGAAAAGCTCAATGCAACATGGAGCGGACTGAAACCAGAGAGGGATACGATGATAAATCTATTCAATTCTCATTGTCGTGTTCCGTTAAAGATGGAGTATGACCATAATACAATCTCTGTGATTCTCCCAGATACAATGGAAATCACGGATTATCGTGAAGGACACAATATCGTTGGCTATGAGTGCCAGATGGAGGTGACAATCGTCTAATGGAAAACGTGAATAAATACATCGGGATTCCGCACTACTTCGGTGAGTCCTCATTCAAAAAATGTGACTGCATTGGTTTGTGCCGTTTATTCTATCGCAACCACGGATGGAGCCATCCGATTGAAGATGGGAAACCTGTAGACAAAGACCATTTTTCCGAACCATCAGTTTGGCGCAGATTGTATAAATATTGCCTACTCAATATGACTCAGGTGTTTTATGATGAACTGTCCTTTGGTGACTTTGTCATCTTCAAGATAGATGGTGATTTGCACACGGGAATCTATCTTGGGTATGGTGATTTGTTATCCATGCAGGTTCCAACGGTATACGGTGCGTCCACATCGACAATCTATCATCGTGCATGGTGGACACCGTTCTTCAAGTATGCATTTCGCAAGGAGGGATTATTTTGATAACGTTACCAGTCTCTATGGCAAAGGCAAAGGAATCTGGTAATCCATTTTTCATTGAATTATATATCTTGCAGCTCCGCGATGGCGTCATGCGTATTGCTGCGACAGACGAGAATGTTCTGTTCAACAACGAGGAGTACACAGCAGTCCCATTTCAGCGTGGAGAAATCACGACAAGCATGGATAATCTCACGGACTCCTGTGAGGTATCTCTTGGTGACTGTACCTATGAGGCTCTGCGGTATGTCATGGAGGGCTTCGACTTCCGTGGCTGTAATGCTATCATCTTCCGCATCCAGTATCCAGACTCATTGAAGGACCCGACGATCTTCCAACCAGTCTTTGCAGGATACATTGATGAACCATCGTACACCAATGGTGAGTTCACATGCAAGGTCAAGAGCAGGCTCCCTGAGATTGAATGTCCGAACCGTGACTTCCGCCTTGCTTGTAACAGTGAGTTTGGCGATGAAGAGTGTGGCATGAGTCTTGCAGAAGAAACCATGACTGTCCAGAGCGTATCTTCGAATAACGTGACACTCGACAAGAGTCACGCAGACAACTATTGGAAAGACGGTGTGATTACCGTTGGGGGCGAGTCGAGAATCGTTGTACAGTCCTCTGGCAATACCGTGACACTCAATGTCAATTTCGTGCAGGATATCACAGGACATTCCGCAACGTTACGCAGAGGTTGCAATAAGACCGTCGATATGTGTCGCGCGTATAACAACATGAAACACTTCAGTGGATTCCCTGCAATTCCATTTGAAAATAGTTACCATTAAGGAGGTGAGCAATTGGATAAATTTGATTTAGAGTTCCTTATGGATAAGAAAACGAACCTTCAGAACGCTCGCAATACTATGTCTGACGGCCACTTACGGTATCTCTATGAACATGCTATGGGTCATACCGCAGCGTTTGACCTACAGCGTTTCGGACACCATCATGGTAAGTCTGGCGGTAAGATTTTTGCGAGTATTGCAGGATTCATTGTTGGCTTTACAACTCCATGGCTGTTTGGCGCAAAAGCGTTCGCAGCTGGTGTCATGGGTGCGTCTCTCTTTGGTTCTGTATGGAGCGCAACGCATCAGCAGAATGTAGACTCTAATGGCTCTGCCGATGTATCTCGATTTGACCGTGCGCAGGAGACCATGAGCTCTGATGCTCAGATTCCTATTGTCTATGGCACGCGACAAATCAGTGGCAATCAGACCTTCCACCAGACGAATGCCGATGCAAACACGCTGCATAAGCACGTTGTCCTCTGTGAGGGTGGCATCGAAGGTGTTGTGTCTGTCATGGCAAGTGACATGATTATCCCTACAGGCTCCCAGACGGGCAATACGGTGTTCACGATTATGAACAACAAGTATTCCGATGCTCGTGTGCGGAAACATGGTCAGGACTTTGACTTGTGGGCAGGAGACAATCATCATCACATCCATCTGTGTACCAAGAAGGAAGTAGAGAATAGTCACGATACGTACTGGGAATACCAGGTATCTGTATCGTCTCTTATCTCGTATATCAATCAGTTATATGCCGAGGGATGGCAGGCATTCCCCGTTGCATCTACCAACAATTACCCTGGTGATTTATGGGACGCCGAGGGCAATGTCTATGTAGAGACGCCTTGGAGTAAGCTGTTCGAGAATCAGGATAAGTACAACGAGCAGAACTATGTGACCATTGACGCGAAGAATAGTTTCATCAACTTCTGCGCTGACACAATCAGGGGCGGCACGAACTACACTTTCCATGACTGTGAATCCCCATCGAATTACAATGAAGTCGGTGGCTACCCTGCAATGGCATGGCTCGACATGAATTTCATTGTGTCCAATGAACTCAACGGCAATCCTAGTGTTACTGCTGTTGTCATGGGCAAGAAAGTCTATGATACTCGTACCAAGACTACGGCTTATTCAACGAATCCTGCCATGTGTCTTCGTGACTTCATGTTATCGAAACGATATGGATTAGGCCGTTGGATTACAGCAGACGATCTTGACGAGGACTCATGGAATCGTGTTGCTGATTACTGTGATGAAGAAATCAGTTTCCTTGACGCATCCGGCGCAATCATCAGGGCAAAACGCTTTGAGCTGAACATGGTCATTGACCAGAAGAACAGTGCATTGGACTGGGTACAGGAAATCCTTGCTAACTTCCAAGGCTATCTTACACTCACTAATGGCAAGTTCAAGCTGCACATTGAACAGCAGACGGATGTCTCGTACAAATTCAATGACGACAACTGCTCTGACCTGAGTGTCACTCCGTTGAGTCTCAACGATACGCCAAATAAGTACACGGTGAAAATCATTGACCCGAGAAACAACTGGAGTTCCGTTGCATGTAACGTAGAGGACTATGCAGACCAGAAGGAACGCCAGAAGATTATCACCAAAGAGGTTAATCTGAACGGCACTACATCTCAGTATCAGGCATTGAGGTTGGCGCGCTTCTACCGTGACCAGAACTTAGCATGTCCGTTGACTTTATCGTGGAAAACAGGAATCAATGGTATGCACCTTGAACCAGGCGATGTTGTTACCATCAGCTATCACAAGGTATTTACCGATCTCCCTGTACGTATCACGGAAATCAAACAGGATGACGATGGAAAATTTGAACTGACAGGCCGTCAGTACAATGATACCATCTATGGCGATGCGCTTGGCGGTGGTGTTCACTGGTATAACTACACGGATACTACGCAGACAGTCGAGAAGCGCACTCCGTCAAATCCTGCAAACCTAAAAGCATATACACAGTATAGACGCTATGAAGATGGCACAACGGGATACGACGTAATCTGCTCATATGAGTTACCACAACGCTACGATGTAGAGACAGGGCTAGTCTACTATAAGACCAATCATATGACAGCGGCTCAAATCGGGACGTTTAAAGAGGGCGAAATAGTTGATTCCGTTGGCTTATCGAGGGAATGGATATATGCAGGGGATTCTCCTACGAAAATCGTTATATCCAACGCAAAAGTCGGCGATATCTATGAGTTCCGTGTGCAGAGCCGTACAACCGATGGATTAATCTCTAGTGAAGCTAATGCACCTACTGTGACTATTAAGGTAACGGCCAAAGAGACAGTACCGTCACAACCGTATAACCTGACCTATGATTTTACTAAGGCGTTCACTTTTAAATGGTCTGACGTCCCTGATTCTGATGTGGTGTACTATGAAGTCCGAACGGATACGAACGTAGGAAGTATTAATGGGTTGCTCGGTAAGACACAATCTACTTCTCTCGATGTGAATATCATGGAGCGCAATGGTACAGTCTATGTCTACAGTGTAAATACGCTAAAGAAATACAGCTATCCTGCAAAAGTAACATATAATTATCCAAAGCCAGATGCACCGAGTTACATTCACTTCACTGAGGCTCTACGCGGTGTCAATGTACTAGTGGCTCCATTTCCCGCTCATGTGAAGTCCATGCGGCTCTACGTGGAAGGACACAATATCTCCAAGGTATTTGACTTAGACAATGCATCGTATACATTCTATGGTGAGCCTGACATTTATAATTTCTGGGCGTCTTACGTTGACCTTATGGGTGAAGGTTACACATCTGTAAAATATGCTTACACGATTAAGCCTGAGTTGAATCCAGAATGGCTCAAGGACGAAGCTATCTCACTCAAGAAGGTAGACAAAACCATCCAGAGTGCGGTTGCTGATGCGCAAGAAGCTATCCCTCGATTAGATAGTGTAGATGGGAACATCGAGACTATTAACACGAATATCTCTGAGTTGCGTCATACAGACACAGAGCTGACGTCAACCATTGTACAGAACAAGAAGGACGCCGAGAACTCTGACGCCGCACTTGCTAGTCAAATCGAGCAGACAGCCGATGAAATCAGGACTACAGTCCAAGAGAACAAAGACACAACCGACAGTGCTATCTCTCAAGTATCACAAAAAGCGGACAACGTAAAAGTTACAATCGAGAATAACCTCAATAACACCGACCCGTCGAAAAGCGTATATAAATCTATATCGCAGCTTAAGGTTGATATTAATGGATTGACCACAACTGTACAGAATAATAAGTCTGCAACAGACACTCAGATTTCTCAAATCAAACAGAATGCAAATTCATTAAGCTCTACTGTGCAAAACTATCATACAGATGCTAACAATCAGATTTCTGGACTGTCATCGCAAATCGAGCAGAACGCAAATAGTATCACGTCGGTTGTCACAAATCTCTCCGATTCGACCAAAGCAAAGGCAAATTACTCTGCTATTGCTCAGTTAGATAACGATATTGCACTTAGGGTATCTAAAAACGATGTTATCAATCAAATCAATATTAGCAAAGAATCTATTCTCATCGACGGCAAAAAGATACATATCACTGGCGATACTCATTTTGACAATAATGTCGTTGTGCGTGGCATGATAGCCGCAGGAGCCATTACTGCTGATAAACTGAGTGCTAGCACATTAGCATTGAGCAACAATCAGGGTATCAAGGGAGGTAACGTAATACTTGATTCCAATGGTATGGCATGTACAGATTCTAGCGGTACAACCATACAGTTTGGACAGGACGGCATGACCTCAAAAGACAAAAACGGGAACAGCTTTGCAATACTTTCTCAGTGCATGATGGGCGTAGCTAAAAATGGTCAGTATGTGAAATTCTCGAATCCGTGGACGGAAGTCCCTGTTATCATTGTTACGCCACAGAACATCCAGACAAACAACCCTGCGTACAGCACATCAACGGTAAGATTGCATTGTTATGCCGATGAGGTATCCGTGAATGGATTCAGGATGCGCGCTTATAGTGGCATTGCGGATGGTGCTGGTTCAATTGCAAAAAATCAAAGTTGTGGGACAATGACATGGACAATTGGACGTTCGTATGATGCTTGGAATGATTTGAATCCAATCTTTGGTAGTAAGAGTATAAACTTCAACGTGTCAATGCCGAGCAATGCAAGTTCGGTTGTATTCCACGGAAGACTACGGACAAATGCTCACTTTAGAGAACCACAGATGAAGATACCAAGTTCGACAAGATACCAAAGGCTGGAAGTAAAATGTAATGGCACAACTACGTACTCTGACGTTCTGTGGAATAGTGGAGACGGAGAGGTCGGAATACAAAAGAATACAGATATATACACGTCTATTACAACCAGTAGTATCTCAGTTACAAAGGGAGCTGCACTAAACTGTACGCTGACAATCGACCCGTGCGTTTTACATCCAGGCGACGGTAACGACTCATTGGATATTGAATTTATACTTGATTCAATTGACTGTAGGATTGATGGTGAACAGGTACTTGATAACGATGGAACAGGAGCGTTCTTTATTGTGAACAAGAGTAACGGATTGTATACGGTTACAGATTAAAGGGAGTGTGATACAATATGTTAAACGCAGGATTTCAATATCTAGAACAACGAGACGCAAATGATACCATCACAAAAAATGGTGTAGTTGGCAAGAATAGCCCCTTTTCTGCGCCGGATAACAGTGGTATCTATGATGTAATTGCAGAAGATTTACGATGGCTCAAAGAGAATATAGATGATGTGAAAGACACGTCTGACCTAGAAGCCATCAAACAGTCTGTGACCGATATGTATAACACCATGAAGAACGATTCTTCGTTTGGTGAAGCAACGGCTAAGGCTCAAGCAGAAGAAGCAAAGAAACAGGCACAGGCGGCGCTAGAATCTGCAACGAACGCTAAGACATACTATGATGATATTACGACAAAATCTACGGAAGTCAATAATACCATTGCAGAGATTAAGTCCTATATCGAAAAAGCAGAAGCACTCAATGAGTCCAATAAGACACTTGAACAGTCTATTTCTGATTCTGCCACGGTGGCGACAAATAAAGCTAAGAGCGCGGCCAGCAGTGCTACAAATGCGGCTACGAGTGAAACCAACGCTAAAGCATCGGAAACCAAAGCTAAGGCAAGTGAGACTAATGCCAAGGTATCCGAGACCAACGCAGCTAAAAGTGAATCTAATGCAAAGGCTCATATGGACGCTACGGCAACTAGTGAGTCGAATGCGAAAACTAGTGAGACAAACGCAAAAGCATCGCAGGCAGCGAGTAAAACGTCGGAAACCAACGCCAAGACCAGTGAGACGAATGCTAAACAGTATTCCATTAATTCTTCCAATAGTGCTGATTTAGCTAAGGCATGGGCAGAGTCCAGTGATTCTCCTGATTCGGTAAACGATACAGATTCGACAACTGGCAAAACTCAATCGTCTAAGACGTGGGCAATCTATTCAAAAGACCGTGCTATTAGTGCCTTCACCTCAGAGACTCATGCAAAGACCTCTGAGACCAACGCTAAAACCTCAGAAACAAATGCGGCCAACAGTGCTACCAATTCAGCGTCCAGTGCAACAGCCAGTGCAAATAGTGCCGAAGAAGCCGCTACTAGTGCTACCAACGCAAAGACAAGTGAGACCAACGCTGCTACGTCTGCATCTAACGCAAAGACCTCAGAGACGAACGCTAAGACATCAGAGACTAATGCAAAGGCCAGTGAGACTAATGCGGCAACGAGCGAAGGTAACACGAAGGGGTACATGGAGAAAGCACAGGTTGCCTATGAGTCCGCAAAAGCAATCCAGTCTGTTGTTGACGTTGCTAAAGCCGATGCGGAGAAGTGTGTTGCTGACGTAGAAGCCGTAAGAGATTCGTTAGCTAAAATGATGACGTATCAGGGGTCTGTAGATAATTACTCTGATTTGCCGGCAAATCCTCAGGTTGGCTATTCGTATAATGTTAAGAACGCCGACAAAACACATGGTGTAAACGCAGGAGATAACCTTGTATGGAATGGTACGGACTGGGACAACCTTGGTGGTACTGTAGATATGAGCCTATTCGCTGAACTTGGTAAGGACGTTCGTTTTAATGCTGTCACGGCTACGACTTTCACAGGTGACTTGAAGGGCACAGCAGACAAAGCGACGAACGACAAGAACGGCGCCGATATTGCGGCAACGTACTTGAAGAAAACAGGAGATACTGCAACAGGTAAGATAACGTTCAATTCAACAGACTTGAACGCGCTCCCCGAAGTCAAAAAAACATCTGATGACAATATGAGCGGCATTCGTTTTTCTTCTAAGTCAAAATTCCTCGGCGCCGTCGGCAAGCGTTTGTCGAACGGCGAGGACTTGCTGAACTTGCGAAGCGATAATACTACGACAGATATCGTGCTCGACAGCCGGAACTATAATAACTTTGCTCCCACAAATACCGGCTCCGGCGCTTCCGGTACATGGGGTATTAATATCGCGGGTAATGCCGCGACGGCAACAAAACTCGCCACTGCCCGCACGATTGCCCTCAGTGGCAACGCAAGCGGCTCGGCCACATTTGATGGTAGCGGCAACGCAACAATCAACGCGACGGTCAGCGAGAGTGCTCACGCAACGAAGGCGACGCAGGACACGAACGGGCGCGCCTTTACGGATACGAACGCTTATATGCATATCAGCTATTTAGCGAATGGTACAGACTTTAATGACGTCAAGACGACGGGTATTTACTATTGCACTCAAGATACGTACACTAACCGGCCGCATAATAGTTGGGGTATCCTCACGGTTTATTCTATCGGCACGGTAAAACAGGAATATAGGCCAGACAATGCGGCAGTCTATTACACGCGCGAATATAATAACTCGAACTGGACAGCATGGAGCAAAGTCGCCGCTTCTACTGCTGATAATGCAGACACGGTGGATGATTATCATGTTAGCGACATTATAAGCAAGATATATCCGGTTGGTAGCATCTACATGAGCATGGTTGCGACGAACCCACATGACTTGTTTGGTGTTGGTACATGGGAACGTATTAGTCAGGGGCGTATGCTTTTGGGTGCAGATGATAGTGCCTATAAGGCAGGAGCAACTGGCGGCGAGGCTACACATACGCTGACGGTTGATGAGATGCCACGCCATTTTCATAACTATGACTTGTATGTTGGTGATTACGGAGTTAGCCAAGGTGATGCTAGACAAGGCAAGTTCTTATCCGCAATCGCCACTGCTCTTACAAATAAATCTTTTCTCTGTGGCGATGGGAAAAGTAATGAAAATCACCTTTTGCCTGCTGGTGGTTCCCAGCCACATAACAATATGCCGCCATACATCGTTTGTTATATCTGGCAACGGACAGCTTAATAGAAAGCGAGGTAATGCTTACGTTTGACATTAAAGAAAATAAGGTGGTCTATCAGTACGATGCTGAGGGTGTTTTGCTCAAGGCTATTGTGCTGGACGCCACAGACAGAGCAGAAAATGGCGACTGGATTTATCCAACGAGAACAACTCCGGTTGTCCCGCCGCTTTCCAAGAAGGGATATGAACTCATCTGGAAGAACGGTGCATGGCAGTATCGTGTGTATGTGCCAAAGCCACTGAAAACCGATGAGCAGATTGCAAAAGAAGAGTATGAATCTATGCAGAACGAGTGCATTAACAATCTCAACGTTGCTATGCTGAGAAACGACGATAAAGCCATTGCGTCTGTACGTCAGGACTATGCCGATTTGCAGGAATACTACGGAGAGAATTGAGTTTTTGAAATGAGGTGTATATAAAATGGCTAGAAAGAAATTTACATTACCGCCGAGATGCCCGTATTGCGCACATAAACTTCGCGCGGATGGTACATGTCAGAATCCAGAGTGCATTATCGGGTATGTTCCAGAGAAGACAAAAGATACATCGGACACGTCTAATACGGAAAATAAATGATGGGACAAGACGATGTTGTGAAGATGCTAGAGAAGCTCAGTGACATCTCTGAACGTCTAGCAAAAGTCGAAGTAATACTCAATGAACGATCCCGTGCAACCAGTGAGATAGTGGAAACTCTAGAGCAGCACGAAGAACGCATCCGTGAACTGGAACAATCAGATACCCAAATGTTCACGACGAAGAACCTCTTTGTGTGGGGCGTTGCAACCCTCATTGCAGCTTGGGGGGTGCTTCATTGAAAGACAAGATATTGCAGTTTGGTAAATGGGCAGAATCTAATCATATGACACTGATATACCTTGCAGGAGCATGGGTATTAGCACTGTTGAGTCTTTGGAGTCTGTCTATTTTGATGTGCTTCTGGCTCAATGGACTCTTTGGTTATCACTTTGAACTGAATGTGGGTATCAGTGGGATTGCCACGATTGCCACGGCAGGAGCTACAGTGTATGGCATTGCACGAGCAGCGCAGGCAAAGTACAACACTGACAGTACCGTGAATACACCAATGAGTATCATGCCGTACAAGGGAGGTAATAGTAAGTGAGACAAGTTTCATTGGAAGAAATCAAGGATATGGCAGAGAATTGCCGTGAATCTATCTGGGAACAGGCAAAGGCATACGGTAGGGAACCTAAGATTTACTTGCACTGGACAGCAGGGCACTATGGTCAATACTATTTGAATGACTACCACATTGCCATTGACTATGACGGCTCCATCTATGTAGAACACGACCTGGACGAGGTGCTTGCCCATACGTATCGTAGAAATACAGGTGCAGTTGGTATTACACTTGCATGTTGTGTCGGTGCTACATCCGACGATCTTGGCAGTGAACCACCTACGGCTGAACAGATTGAGGTCATGGCACAGGTCATCACTGTTGTTGCAGATGGACTCTGGCTGACCATTGACAAAGACCATGTGATGACTCATGGTGAAGCTGCGGATAATGAAGATGGTATCTACCCGCACGATCCGTATGGTCCTAAATCGACATGTGAGAGGTGGGACTTGGAATACCTGGGAACCAGTGAGTCTCCATCGTTCAATCCGTATGCAACCAATGGCAGCCGTGGTGGTGACGTACTGCGCGGCAAGGCTATCTGGTATCACAATCAGGGGGTATGACTATGGAGAAGGTCAAGGGATTCTTTGTTGACCATTGGAAGCTCATTGTGGCGTTCGTTTTTGTCATTGTCTTATCCTTTGTCTGTGGATGGAAAGCCTGTGTTCATTTCAACAAGAACGTTGTAGAGGTTCCTGTGACAAAGGTTGAGGTTCGCGAGGTAAAGGTTCCAGTGGAGACACAGGCAAAGACGGAGATTCAATACGTCGAAAAGGAGACTCCACAGGATGCCGATGTACAGATCACTAAGCCTGCACCAGAAGTCGTAGTGGACTACAATGGACAGCAGACGAAATTTGAGACGTTAGACAATGAGACTCAGAAGTTCGACAAGGGAAAGCTACAGGTTGACCAGGCATCCAAGGTAACTCTTGATGTTACACCAATTGTACAGAAAGAGGTACAGACTGCGGTCGACCAGAACACTAAGGAGATGACCAAGGCGAAAGACAATGAGGTTGCCAAGGTCAAGTCCGAGGAGACCAAGAAGCGGCACAAGCACGAACTCGGTGCATTCCTTACAGGTGCAGGAGTAGGCGCATTTGGTGTCCTTCTCTTCTAATATATACAGGGAGTTCATCAGTGGAGACGCTGGTGGCTCCCTCTTTTTTTATTGTATACACAAAATTTCCGTTGACAACGATAGTTATACGATGTATACTAGATATTGTCAGACGGGAGGTGATTTGGAAATGCGCTACTTGAAGTTTGTCGTTGGAAACAATGAAGTCGCAAGGGGTTTCAAGAATAGCGAGAGTACACCTGTGGTCGGAATAATGCATTACGATGGGTATGACATTGAAATATCTGAATGTTCATATAAAGAAAAGTATCGTATCTGGCGCAGGAGGAAGAACTGGTTGTCCGATGTAGTTTCTAAGTTTATCAAGGAGGGTAAGTATGGGCGTCAAGGAGATTCGACATGATGCACTAGAGATACTAGGGCAAATCGATGGGATGCAAATCGTGTTCTGTCTAAGATACCGTATTTGTGATTCTCCAAATTGGAGATCGTGTAAACAAGAAGAGTGTGAGGAATGTCCATCTTATCTTTCCTCGGATAACGAATGCTTCTTTGATGTACTCAGAGATAAGGCATCGGATATTCATAGAGAGACAAGTAGGATGATGATGGAGGGCATGCAATGACAAATTGGACGATATTCTCGTTACTATCAACTAGATATGGCATTAACCCAGGAGAAGAGTTCTACGCTATCTCTCCGAAAACTCGCCATAGTGTGCATTGTAAGTTCTCGTCGGATGCTGATAGAATTATCGTTCTGTCAGATGACGATGAAAACGATGTAATTTGCGGAATCCTCTATGATAAATATGTTATCAGCCGCAAGAAATTCAAACCAAGACGCGGAGAGAAGTATTACATTGTTGCCGGGTACAACGCGGAATATTCATACATTGTCATGGAATGGAAAGGTAGCCTAGAGGACTTTGCGAATTACATGTCTGGCAATTGTTTCCCTGCATATGTCGCCAATAGCGTCCCTGCCGGTGACATGTATACGTTGCTGCGGAAATGGCAAGATAAACTCTTTGCAGACTCCGATGGAATTCCATATGATGATATTGTAGGTTCGATAGACCCTATGTATTTAACAAGGGGAAAGAGCATACGAAAGGACATGGATAAACATGAAGCAGAGAATCATTGATGGTATTGCAGGAATCATCGGATGGAGTACTGCATTGTTCATTGTGGCATCCGTTGTATTTGTGTTTGTAGCGATCGCGGCGTTTTACGTTGCCATGTTCATTCGATTGGTGATGATGATGTTATGAAAGAGGAAACCATTGCGTTCATGTTCATCATGGGATGCGGCACGGTATTAGCACTGTTTGGTATGTATGTTGCCTATAAAATAGAAATGAGGAATTAACATGAAGACTTTTAGTAAAGATTACTTAGTGAATGAACTTGGACTTCCATATGATTCTGATTGTGTTATCGAGGATACCATAATTGACAAGGAGAGATGGAGTATCGTACATAGACTCATTTTCAAGGACAATGACAAGGCATATCGCGTGTACTACGAGGAGCCTGCAACGGAAGAACAGGAAATGCAGCCATGGGAAGACGAGGATGAAATCGAGTGCGAAGAAGTCATCCCCGTAGAGGTCAAGGAAACGGTCTGGGTATCGCCCGATGAACTTCATTGTGCGGGGTGAGGTGTTGAATATGAAGGACATTCTTGATTTTGTTAGTTTCGTGTTCGGGGTAATGATAGCGACATCTGCTGCTGTATTCTCTTTAATCAGCACGGTCGTCTTATGCAGATGGTTGTTTGGAACAATCTGACGGAACGAGGGGTAAGTAATGGACATTCTGGTAATCAATCAGGATAACATCATCGGATTCGTAGCGGGATGCTTCACAACTGTAGCAGTTATTTTTTGTATTTGTTTGTGGGTGCATGGTTGGGGATACAATGAAGTGAGGTATGTCAATGCTTGAGTTTTTTGTCATACTGTTAGAGATATGTGTCGGAATGATAGATACAAGTGATACCGACGGATACGATGCATATCATGTATAACTATATGATTTCTATTAATGATTGTCCCGGGGAACACTAATGCGACTTGATAATTTAGAGTATAATGCAGAGTCATTTCTAATGATATGTATCTATATGGTTTTAGCGACAGGCTGCTTATGCTTGTCAGCTGTTATTCTCGTATCTTTCTTTAAATGGTTATTCGGATGTATCTAATATATTGCGCTAGGAGGTAATGTAGGTGCAGGAATATACATTTAGTGATTTATGCAGACTCAAGGAACGATTCGATAATGACGATATTCTTGATGATTGGGAGTTTGATGATGCAGAACAATGGGCGTTCCGTGTTGGTCTCGACGCTATGATTGGGATAAATGTCACATCTGAAGAGTACGATTTACACGGATACTCTATTAGGTTCTATGCTATGGAGTTGGAAAGAATGATTACAGTTAAAACCATTCATCGGCATGGTAGTGAAGTTCCAAATGATAGGTTTAATGAGTACGAAAAGGCTATATTGGCAAAAATGAGTCTTGGGCTTTATTTGACCTTGGAACTACTAGGAGAAGAACTATGAGTAACATCAATATTGAAATCAGCAATAATGTTGTTGTAGTATCAATAGACAATAAGTATTGCGGTACTTCAGTTATACCTAAAGAATATAACGATGAACCAGTATCGGTGTTTGTTGGGCATGTATCTGACTGTATAGCAAAAGCAATAGAAGATACAAAGGAAAAGATGTGGCCTGAAAAAGGGGATGTGTATTATATACCAACTATTTCTAATTGTAACCTGTGCGGCGAGTTAACATATGGAGATGATTATTTTGATAGATTGTATAAGAAACGAGGTTTGATTTTCAAGACCAAGGAAGAAGCTATCGAAGCAGCCAAGAAGATGTTGGAGGTAGTCAAATGATTGAAGTCGGAGATACAGTAGTGACACGCCTGATAGAGGGGAAGCATTGTCGTAGCAAGTCTTTTGTACGATTGTATAATGATATGACAGGACGAGTGATTGGGAGAACCTTTATGCCGCATTTAGGATATTTCACGTATTTAGTGGAAACATCTTGGACTGATGATGCATTGTTCTTTACAGAAGATGAACTTAAGGTGGTCAAATGAGTGACTGGACATACCATACTGGGGATATCATCACATTTCATCTGCCAGACGGAGATGTTAAAATGAGAATCCTTGGTATTGAGTACGACAGGGAAATTATTCTGAACCATTCAAATGCGTTCACTAATCCATTGGCTAGATTGTATGATGTAGATATTCAATGGGATGAACAAGGCAAGCCAAAGCATCTCCGAGGCACTGTCAATGAATGGTGGTTGAGTCGCGTGGTCAAGGAAAGTCGTGTCGATGTAGAGCATGGTAATCACAATGGAGGTAATAAGATGAAATACAATGTAGGTGATGAAATCCGTTTTAATGGTACGGTGTACAGAATCACGAATATAGTAGATGACAACTATGTTATTCGCGATGAGATTAATAGGATAGACTTTAATATCCCGTGCCCAACGATAGACATCCATGCTATTGCCATCAAGAAGCCTGTAGAGAAGCCCAAAGACCCCGCTGTTGACCATCCATCATATTACCAGGGCAGGATTGAGGTCATTGACTTTATCGAGGACAAACACCTCGGGTTTAATCTAGGCAACTGTGTAAAATACATCAGTAGAGCTGGTAAGAAGAATCCAGATAAGCTAATTGAGGACTTGAATAAAGCACGTTGGTATCTGGATAGAGAGATTGCACGTATTGAGAAGGAGAAATAACTTGGGGGATTTGATTGTAAGAGTAGAGGAGGATAATTATGGTTGACATTGAGTTTTTACGGAAAAACACCACTAATTGCGAGGCATGTATTGATGAGTTCCTGAGAGATATAAGGGACAGGATTGAGGACTACTCCTATTTCAAGGAAGAAAGAGAGGATATAAGGAAAGAGATTTACGCGGATGTTGTTTATCTGCTTACGTACCTCCGTATTATGGATGTTGACTTTACCAATTGTGATTTTCATCATGACGTGGAGTTAGCCGTAAAGTTCATAAAAGAAATACAGGAGAATAAAAAATAAGAGGAGGAGTAACCATGAGCTGGAAAGATACAGACCGCATATGCGAAGGCGTAGGCCGTATCGTCGATGCGTTTCAGGACAACCTTCCATGTAAAGGCCATGTATGGAACGAGAATGAAGATAAGGATTTCTACAAGAAGTGCTACGAGTGTCCTGTTTATTACTATGATGAGCACTCGAACAAAGATTGTTGCCATATCAGGGACACCTACTATGCTATTGATAAATTGGATGATTAGGAGGAGTTTCATTATGAACCTCACAGTTTTGTTTGGAGTGCTGCTAGCATTTGAACTAGTAGGAGATATTTGCTACCGTGTTTTCTATCGTATGGTTGGTAGGAACAAATATAGGGTTGGTGATATCATCTGGGTTAGAGTAGGAGATGCTTTAGAGATTGCAGAGGTAATCAGCATTACATGGCGGTGCTACTACCGCAATGAATACGGTGCTAAACCTGAGTATCACGTCAAACTTCTCAATGAGGTTGGTCAGTATTGGGACTTTGAGCAGTCTGAAATCATGTGCAAGTTTAATGGAAAGGACGAGAAGAAACAATGAAATTATCCGGTAAGGAAGTTAATGATAATTTAGATGAACATAAGTCTCAATTCAAAACAGATGCAGATACCTACAAGGAGATGTTTGAGGATGTGGCGTGTCGGATAAACTGTAATAAAAACCCTGCTGTGCGATGTGTGTTTTGGCAAAAGTTATGGTTATTCTCTAAGAACTTCACTTGGAATTATGTTCAGCATGACTTTGATAAGGGCATCGATTGTTTCAAGGAAGATATAGAGCTTGATATATTAGATTACGGCGAGTAACATATCGAAGAAAAAATACAGAGAATGGAGGATCAAAATGACTGTTGATTATATTGAAAAGAGAATGACGCCATATGATTACGAGACTAAGATTTCTATTGATGGCCGTGAGTGCTCAGAGCATTGCATTCGTAGAATCAATGGAAAGGTAACGGAGTATTTCGTTGACGGATGCACTTTTAATGATGTGTTCACTCGATTATTCCCTAAGGTCAAATCATCACATATCACTGCCCTTGTCAATGCAATCCGTAGATGTAACAATGATTTCGGAGTGAATGACGTACAGGAGATATTGGAATATGTTGAGGGGTTGAATTACAATGAATAATCTGAAACGTAAGGCTAATATTATAGACCATTCCATTCCTTATCGTGCATTTGGGTGCGCCAAACACAGGAATGACCGTTGGAGACTTGTGAATCGCGCCATAGAAACACGTAGGTTATATAAGGTGACGTACAAAGAGAAGTGTATGGGAGAATACATTACATTCATCATGTATGAGCATGACTTATCCGAACAGGCTGTGCGTAATAGATGGAAAGACGAAGATAACATGGATATTGTCGAGGTGGTAGAGGTCAAATGACAAATTGTGACTACAGTGTCCCTTATGGTGTTGCATGGGCTATCCCATGCTCACCGTATAGTGGAGCAATATACTATGGGTACTATACACTATTTTGGAGGTATTGAGATGCTTGAACATATTAAGCGAGAGATGAGATATATCAAAATAAACCAATATGGGTTCAAGACAACTATCACTATTGATGGCAAGGAATACACTGAGAACGAAGTGTGTATTGGTGGAGAGTCTACGATTTACCCAGAGTCTATTGACGAACAGCTCCAAGAACTAATCCCTGATGTAGATATTGAGTTTATCACGGAGTTTGTCAATGACGTAGAGAATGTAAAAACGTCCGATGATTTTGAGGATACACAAAAGACATGGGATGCTCTTGTAAGAGTCCAGGAACTCATAGATAAGATATCTAATGATAGCGATACCAATAAGTTCGACAGATTGTATCGTATTCTCGTAAAGGCTCATGACACAATCTTCAGTAATGGTGGAGGTATCTGCGAGGAGTATACGGCGAAACCTGACCGCAAGAAATGCCCATTGTATAAGGATGGTAAATGCATGCTTAATTCTACGCTTACTGCATTAAATTCCTTGCGGGACGCATGTATTGCAAAGAGGTGAATGTTATTGAACGCTGTAAATGTCAATAAGATTCAAGGAATCCATGGTGGTAAATTCACCCATACGAAACCCAATGGGATGACCGTACACGATCTTGTATGGGAACTACAGAAATATCCATCGGATGAAATGGTTTATATGTACACAGAGAACGGTGACATGGTTCATGTATGCCGTGCTATGAAGGATAAGCGGAGGTTGGTTCTGTTTTGATTACAGGGTTTATTTTTGGATGGCTTGGTTCATCTATCACGATTCTGTTGATACTAGCGTTATTTTATGGAGAGTCAAAGCATGATTAACGTAATTCTCGGGGCAGTCACAGCCCTCATTGTCTTCACTATTTTAGGACATGCTACTGCACGGCTAGTCAAGAAGAACAAGTACGAGCCAAACGATTATGTCTATGTGAAGACCATTGGCGGCCCACTATTAGCTAGGGTAGAAAAAGTGGTCTGGGAGAGTAGTGTTTCCCCGTTAGTCACTGGTCCTATCTATCATCTCTACTATGTGGAGTCAGAAACACGTACACATCTCTTAGAGAGTGCTATTCTGTGTAAATTCAAAGGGGAGCGGTTGGTCAGCAATGAGTAACGGTGGGTATCAACGTCCTATCATGAAAGTTCCCGGTGAATTTTCATGGGCAGTTGTCCAGTTAATCAAGTGGCGGGACAGTGTAAAGGACAGGAGAAAGGCAATGGCTATCCAACGAGTCATTGATAAGAAGATAATGTGGGCAAGAGAACACCACATGGACCAGTCACTGTATATGTATTGCGTTGGTTGCAGATATGATTTGTATGGAAGGAAGTGGGGTAAATGATGCATTTAGTTGAATCATATGTTGATTGGTTTGTGCTTGCAATCGTCGTCGGGTTCGGCTTTGAACTTGGCGGTGCGCTATATCATATTGTAATCAGTAAGATTCACAAGGAGTAATTTCAATGTATATCTCATTACATAACCATAGTGACGGCAGTCTACTCGATGGCTACCAGACTGTACAGGAAATGGTAGCCCGTGCAAAGTCATTAGGTATGCCTGCAATCTCTCTGACTGACCATGGAACAATGCGGAATACCATTCGTTTCTACGAGGAGTGCCAGAAAAACGACATCAAGCCTATTGTTGGCTGCGAGTTCTACTTCTGTCCCGATGTGAATATCAGGGATAAGTCACTGACACACCATTTGGTCATCCTTGCAATGAACGATGAAGGATACATGAACCTCAAGAAACTCGATACGTTTGCGTACAATGAGGACTCGTACTACTACAAGCCCAGAATTGACTGGGAAGCCCTGCGGGAACATAGTGATGGACTCATTTGTCTGTCTGCATGCATGGCGTCCATTGTCAACACAGAGAATGGCGAGGAGTGGTTCGAGAAATACAAAGAGCTGTTTGGAGATCGTTTCTATGCAGAGATTCAGCCGCTCAACCTCGAGAAACAGTGGGAGTACAACGACAAGGTCATTGGATTGGCACGGAAATACGATGTTCCCCTTGTTGTAACAACAGATGCTCATTACTCTATCCCAGAGGATAAGGTATATCATAGCCATTGGATTCGTATCAATGGCAACCAGTATCACGATGACGAGAACTACATCTGGTCAGATGACGAGATACGGAGCACAAAGTGGATTCCACAGGATGTTATTGATGAGTGCATCGAGAACACAGAACACATTGCGAGCCTTTGCAACGTCACAATCCCCGACTCTGGTAGTCACTATCCAAAGTATCCCTGTTCCAATCCTAAGGAAAAGGTAAGGGAAATCTGTAGGAGGCACTGGAAAGAACTTGTGCCGAAAGGGAAATACAAGGAATACGCTGAACGCTTTGAGATGGAGATGAAAGACCTTGAAGCAACGAATTACCTTGAGTATCTACTGATTATCTGGTCTGTATTGAGTTGGTGTAAAGAACAGCGTATTCCGTTGGGAGAAGGCAGGGGTTGCTCGATTTCTGGAACCAAGGTTCTTATGTGGAATGGCACAGTGAAAAACATAGAAGATATTGTTGTTGGCGACAAGGTTATCTCTCATACTGGTCAGATTCGTGAAGTAACCAATACGTTCAAGTATGAGGTCAATGAGCCAATGATTCAGGTGACGGTTGAGAAGAGAAATCCAATGACGTTCACTTGTGACCATAAAATTCTCGTATTCAGAGGATCACGTTGCCACAAGAAAGAATCAACTGGGTATAAGTATTGCAGACCTACATGTTCACAGTCTTGTCGAAAGTATGGTTCATACGAATGGATTCCAATGGATGAAGTAGAGAAGGATGACCTCGTATGCTTCCCGCAGGTTCGTTTACCTAAACCCCAGCAGACAAGAATAGATGTGAAGGAACTATTCCAAGATGTCATTGAGAAGGATGGATACGTTAATGTATTTAGTAATGATGCGCAGTGGGAAAAAGGAAAAATTCCTCGATATATCGACATTACTCCAGACCTTTGCAGGCTCATTGGTTATTTCATTGGTAACGGATGGGCAACAAAGGGCACGCACAAAGATGGGGTTTCGGGAGGATATAAACTCGGCATTGCTTTTCCGACAATTCATATGGAATACGTAGAGGATTGTCGCAGATTACTCAAGCAGATATTTGATGCAGATACCTCGGTTAAACCAAACAAAAGGAATACTTGTGTCCAGATACATTGTTATAGAAGTATCATCGCCATGCTTTTTGCCAAGTTGTGCGGCGTCCATGCAATCAACAAGCACATCCCAGATATTCTAATGGTTGATAATCCATCATGGACAGTACATTTGCTTGAAGGATTGATGAGAACCGATGGTTCTGTGGCGGGAGGTAGAACAACATACGATTCTATTTCGTACAACCTTGTCTGTCAAATCAAAACTCTGTGGTCGTACCTGGGGAGAGACGCAGTGATTAGAATTAGGAACGTAACGCATAAAAACTGGCATACGTCTTATAAACTTGTCCTGCACTCGACGTCGAGATGGCACGGAGACAACATGTTCCACACCGAGGTGAAGGATGTAAAGCATATTGATAATTTTAAAGGATATGTTTATGACTTCACTACAGATGTAGACCATAGCTACATTGCAAACAATACGGTTGTCCATAATAGTTCAGCCGGATGTCTCGTTGGCTATCTCATGGGTATCCATAAGATTGACCCGATAAAGTACCACACGGAGTTCTTTCGGTTTTGCAATAGAGAGAGAAGAAGTCCAGCAGATAAATATTAATGTCGAGCTGCTTGGAAACAAGTGGTGTTAATTCTCGTGAACGCTTAATTCAGCGGTGTGGGGGAACTCCCTGCTAACGGTGGAACTCCTTATGATTAAGGACAATACCGTGCTAAGTAATTTCGCAACCTTGTCATCTACAGAAAGGATGATGAGGATATATAGAAATATTCCTGGGTATGACGGGAAATACATCATGTATGATAATGGAGATGTATGGAATGCCATATCCCAAAAGAGAATCTTACCCAAGGTAAGAGGTAAGATGAAATTGCCTAGTTATCGGCTTTATGACGCGAACGGTGTTGGGCATGTGAAATCAGTTGAAACATGGTATTCGGTTGTATTTCCAGAAAAAGGACATGAACGAAAAAATGGATTCATGGATATACCAGGGTATCAAGGGCTATATGGTATCTCTACTAGTGGAGAAATATGGTCTTACAGTAAAAAGAGAGTCCTAATATCAAGTCCAACAACAACATGTCCTTACCTCTGCATCAAGTTATCGCTCAACAATAAAGTACATTACGAGTTAGTTCATAGGTTAGTTGCTATGACATATATTCCTAACCCAGATAACCTCCCAGAGGTTGACCACATAGATAGGAATATTATGAATAACAATGTTAGTAACCTAAGATGGATTAATCGAATTGGCAATCTAAAGAATAGCTCATGCGGGTTAGTTCGAAACTTTCGAGAGTGCTCATTGTTTTACAATGGAACGTTCGTCGGAAGGTATCAATCAATATGTGAAGCAAGTAGGGAAGGACATAAGCTGTTCGGAGCTTCATATAGTGGGCTTAATAGGAATCTTAAAAGTAAAGGCTGCGAAATTAAAAGTGTAACGACTAGTCCGTTGGGACGTAGGGTGGGGTAATGAATTACCACTCGAAGTGCGAGATACCTAAACCAGAAATGGCATGGTAAAGAGATAGTCTAATCCCTGTGGTAACATAGGGTAGTAATGGTTGATAGTGATCTCTCTACATTAAACCGTGGACGTGTCATTGAACACGTCAAAGAGATGTATGGTAACGTCTGCAAGGTACAGACACTGGGATACACGAAAGACCCTGATAAACCAAGCGCAGGCAAAGAAGCTGTACTAAAAGCATGGCAGGCACTGTTCAACAAGTACAAAGACAATGCCCCTATGATTCCTTGTGAAGAACAGGGTGGCCTTATGATTGACCCGTCATGGGAATACAATCCGAAGTTCAAGACTGAGGCATCAAAATACGTCGAGTCTTCCATTGATGATTTACAGGACGCACCCATTTCACTCAACGAGGAACAGAAAGCAGAACTCATTGATGTGGCAAAACATTTCTGTGGACGCATCGACAAGATTGGTGTTCATGCATCGGCTGTCCTTGTCACTCCAGATGACCTCGTGAACTATACACCAGTAGAAGGATGCTATTCCAATGATACATCTACGAAGAAGCGCGAATACATCCGTACTGCATGTTATTCATTCCATGAGTTAGAGCAGCGTGGCAATCTCAAACTGGATTTGCTTGGACTCAACACGTTAGACCTCATCGACAAGTGCATGAAGTACATCGGCAATGACATGAACCTCGATGACATCCCGATGGATGACGTAAAGGCGTATGAGATGTATTCCAACGGCAACCTCGATGGAGTGTTCCAGATGGAGTCTCCTGGTATGCGCAAGGTTGCCAAGGAGCTACACGTGTCATGCTTTGATGACGTTGCGGCACTCGTCGCTTTGTACCGGCCAGGCCCTCTTGACTCAGGGATGATGCAACAGTACATCGACGGAAAGAATGGTGCTGCTGTAGATTACCTCTGTGATGCATATAAAGAGGTCACGAAGAATACATTCGGTGTCATTGTCTATCAGGAGCAGTGTATGAAGCTCGCTATGAAGATGGCAGGGTACTCACTGGGCGAAGCGGATATGCTACGTAAGGTCATTGGACGCAAGGAGATGACAAAGATTGATGCTGCGGTCAAAGAGTTCATCACTCGCTGCATGAAGCATGGGTATTCCCATGAGGTTGCAGAGAAGGTTGGTATGCAAATCAAGGCGGCGGGCCGATACCTGTTCAACAAATGCCTGAGTGGCCGTGAGTGTGTTGTTATGCATACAGGAGCAAGGACGAAGCGGTCTATCCGTGAGTTGTACAGGTTCTTTCACGATGACAAGTATAACAAACGCCAGCTTGACCCTTGGAATGTCAATGGCGTCAAGGCGTGTTCGATGGATAACGATGGCAAGATGGTGGAGAACTATATTGTTGACGTTAGAGAGTCTGGTATCATGCCCGTGTTTATCCTTGTAACAGAGTCTGGAAAACAGGTAAGATGCACGTTGAACCATAAGATTCCAACACCAGATGGAACCAAGTTGTTGGTGGAGCTGTCCGTTGGGGACTCTGTGTATGTATCTGATGTACTCAATACACACATTGAGAAGGTCTCGGCTATCTCCTATGAGTGCGACGAGATGTGCTACGACGTTGAGATGGATGACCCATATCACAACTTTGTGACTAGCAATGGTATTGTCGTATGTAACTCCCATTCTGTTGCCTATGGTCGTCTCTCGTACAAGACGGCGTACCTCAAGGCTCACTACCCTGTACAATTTATGTGCGCTTTGTTAAATACCAAGGATAAGCAAGAGGATATATTGCCGTATGTTGCCAACTGTAAGGCCATGGGTATCCGTATCCTTCCACCGAGTCTCTTTGAAGGGAACCGTGAGTGGGAGATTGTCGGCAACAATGCAATCCGTGTCGGACTCACGTACATCAAGGGTGTTGGCAAGAAACTGGTCACGGAGAAGTACGGTGCGTTCAATGACAGGGAAATGCTTACAACATGGAAGGACATTGTGGCATACAATAGCAGCGATGTTGTGAAAAGCCTTATCAGTGCAGGAGCATTGGACTTCCTGAAGAAGTCTCGTGGTTGGATGATGGGCAACCTACTGGAGACTCAGAGATTCACGAAACGCATGGCGCAGTGCGAGGAGAGGTTCAACTATTATCGTGACCAGTATGATAACGCAACGAATGACAAGGACAAGGCTCGGGCAATCCGTATGGCGAATCAGTGGAACGACAAGATCAATGCAACGATTCTCCACGAGAAGCCAGAGGTTTCCTTTGATAACGCCGCAGGAGAGATGAAGGTGCTTGGGTTCTCTTTTTCGAGTCTGCCTGACATCCTCACAGGTATTGCATCGTCTGTCCATGAGATTACAACAAAGAATGGCAACAAGATGGCATTGGTTACGTTCAAGACCGACTATGGAGACTTCAAGGGTTCCATCGCACCATTCCTGTGGGGACAGGGCAAGACACGGTATGGACGCAGCAAGCTGTTTGTTGTTCAGGGGAAGACATATGATTTCATGCTGAAGAAGAATGGCCAGTATACGGATATTGTCGATGTAAAGGAAGTGTGCTAA